ATGGACAACACTAGATTCACGGGTGTAAATCCCGTCACTCAATTTTGGCCTTGTAGCTCAACTGGTTAGAGTACCGGACTGTCGATCCGGTGGTTGCGGGTTCGAGTCCCGTCAAGGTCGCTGGGGACTTGTAGCTCAGTTGGTTAGAGCAGGGGACTCATAATCCCTTTGTCGCAGGTTCGAGTCCTGCCAAGTCTACTAACACTTAATTAAGGAGATGTCATGTATAAACTTTTGAATTATGTAAATCGAAAATGGAATAAAACAGTTTTTTTGTTTCACGATATTGCTACAAGAACGAAAATTGGTTGGTTGGTTAAATTAAGCATTTGGACTCATGATCGAATGATTTGGGAACTACCTGAAAGATTGCAGTTGGTAGGAGGCGTATTTGTTAGCGAGCATCGCTTACAAAGAGAATTAGAACTGGCTAATCACCAAGCAAAATACTGGATGGATTATGCTTTTGATTTACAGTCACAATTATTTGACATGATACCAGATACTGAAGAGGAAACAAAAGAACCGGAACTTCTAACAGTAGGTGCTGATAGTTAATTTAATTATTTTCGTGTATAATATTTATATGCGAATTAATAATTATGATATGTTCTGCCTACAGGTAGTAATTGGACTTCCGTTGGAAAAGATTAATACTATCATTTTCTTCTTGCTTCTAGTATCTGTTGGCTCAGTATCAAAAAGGGTTAATAATGAAATACGTGGTTTACATGACCGATCCGAGAGGAAAAAACAAGGTCAAAGTAGTTGAAGCGCATGATGTAAAACAGGCAGAATCTAAAGCCAAAGGTAAATATCCGTCTAATACCATCGGAAGAATATCAAGCGATAAGACGGAAATAGATATGTATTCCCAGTTAAAAGAAAAGTAACTATTTATTTGGGGGTGAAATGGCATCGACTGATTGTGGAAGTAATATTTGCATTGACTGGTTGATCGGTAGGCCAGTATAAAAGCCGATTACATTTTTAATTGCTGAACATAGTTTCGCAATCGCAGCCTAGCTGCTGGGGTTATACAAGCCTTATTACCAAATTGTATTGACTCCGATAACTCGGATAGAGTTTTCTTACTTGAACTAAATGAGAATGATGATAATAATTTATCTGACTCAGATAATTCTGATAGCTTTGTTTGTTGTGCGAATACAATAAACTAACAATGTAGATAATGTTATGAAAACAATACAGGACGAGGGTTCGACTCCCTCCACCTCCACTAAAGGAACAATGATGGGTCAAATTAAGAGAAAGAGAAAAAAGAAAGAGAAGAAAAAAAAAGAACGAGACATCAAGATGAAGAAAAGACGGTCTGCAATTAAAGAAAAGCATAGAGAAGAAAAAGCCATCGAAAAAATAAGATGGCAAAACAGGTCTAGGATAACTCCCTTTAGGAAACCAGAAGAAGAATGAAATATTATATTGAAAGCGGTGGCTTAAAAACCGTTCTAAACGCAGAGAGTCCTATTAATGGATGCGTAAAGGCTCTATATAATTTAGTAAAGAGAGCCAAGACTATTGACGACATCCCAATGCTAAACCAACAATTCCTTGTTAGCGAAAGAGGATTCATCACTGATAGAGTTCCATTCCAAGTTGAAGTTCCTTTCGATGTTATAATTGATTCCGATGATGTTATGAATGAATACAGTAATTACTAATGCTTAACTTACAAGACAAACAATCTTGGTGTGAACACGGCAGAAAGCTCGAAGACTTATTCATTGAGCAGTTTGGTAACAAACTTTCGTTAGAAATCAACAAAGACAAGTCTGATAATGTCTACGCAGTTGATATGTATAATATAGAAGATAAACTTCTTTCCGATCTCAAGAGCCAAAACACTCCCTTTTTCCTTGCTGGTAAAAAATACAACGTCGATCCTCAATTTGCTGTAGTCTTTAATAAAAAAGATAAACTTAACTACATCGACAAAACCTCAGACGGTTCTGATATATACATTTACTTTTGGGTTAAATGGAAGAAGCAAGAAAGATTTAATGTTAAAGTGTTAGGCATAGACGCTATATTTAGAACGAAGTTTAGCACCTTACTTGAAATGCTTGATGATAATAAGCTCCATGAATATAAACAAAGAAAAGATGACACCAAAGGAAACGCAAAGGCTAGTTACGTTTTAGATGTTCGTGAATTAGATTTGGTTCTAAACAATCTGGCCTCATAGTTAAATGGACATAACAAGGGTCTTCTAAACCCTAATTCTAGGTTCGATTCCTAGTGGGGCTACTAATATGGGTATTACTGGATTAATAATAACAGTGTTTTGCTACTTTATAGCGGCTGTAGACTTTTATAGAAAGGATAAAGTTGGCATGGCTGTGGCTTTTATAGCTTATGCTATTGCTAATATAGGCTTTATGTTTGAACTGTATAAAAAAGAATGAGAATTAATGACGCACCACTACAAGAAATACTGGATGCGTATGACGACCCAAATTTGCAACAGGCAGCAGTTGAGTTTATTGGACTGCTAAGAACTTTTGATAAACATGAAGATGATGAATATATATATAAAATGGAAGAGGTCGCAGCTAGGATTCAAGATCGCATCCCTTATGATGAAGTAAAGTTTATGGGAGAATGGACAGAAGAACCTAGCTTCGTATTAATGGTCACAGCCCTGAAGATGATCGACTTAGGATACTTACCAAGTATCGACAAACCAAAAAACTTTTGAATTTTGAGAAAAAAGACCCTAGACTTTTCGATTCCGTGACGATAAACTATATACATAGTTGATTTCAGTTTATTGTTGATAAGGAATTTGAAAATGAAATTGCAACAGAACACAAACACAGTCGTTCGCTCCGGTTCCTTCGAGGAATCTAATTTCAAGATTGAGGCTTCTTCTAAAGCCTTCACAATCCTCTCAGATGGGTTGTACGCTGATGCTATTAAGGCAATCGTTCGAGAATTGTCTACCAATGCTTATGACTCTCATGTTGCGGCTGGGAATCCTGAAAAGCCCTTCCTGCTTCATCTACCACATCGGTTCAAGTCTTCCTTCTTTGTTCGTGACTACGGCACTGGTTTATCTCACGAAGATTGCATGAACCTTTATACTACTTATTTTGGTAGCAACAAAACAGACAGTAATGACGCTGTTGGATGTCTTGGTTTAGGTAGCAAGTCTCCGTTTGCATATACCGATAGCTTTGTAGTCACATCATTCTTTAATGGAACAAAGAGTGTGTACAATTCCTATAAGAATGAACATGATGAACCAGTGTTTGCCTTGATGCACCAAAACGATACGGATGAACAAAATGGCATGAAGGTAGAGTTCACTGTTGACGAAGATGACATAGAAGAGTTCCACCAAAAATCTCAGGAGATATACAACCACTTTAAGGTCAAGCCTGTTGACTTAGATGGTAACTCCTTCAAGATTAAAGAGGAAGACGAATTTGCTATTGAAGGTTCTAATTGGGGTATCTTACATAAACCCAATGGTGGTCAATACTACAATAGCTCACAGGCATATGCTATTATGGGTCAGGTTGCTTACCCAATAGACGAAGATCACTTCCATGAATATGGAGATGACATTAGAAGCCTAGTCCAGTCTTCTATCTATATTCACTTTGATATTGGTGAGCTAGATATTACTCCTAGCCGAGAAGCATTAAAGTATAATGAGTATACCAAGCGTGCTATAAAAGAATCAGCAGAGTGTATCTTATTAGAAATGAAAGAAGTAGTAGAAGAGAACTTTGATGCCTGTGAAACAATACACGAAGCTCGCATTAAATACTACAAAATGAAAGACTCTAGCCATGTACTTAATAGGGTTGTATCTATCTTTGACAAGGCAGAGGTTCAATGGAAAGACCAGCCTCTATGGAAAAATGCTTACCTGTGGTTGGATATAGAAGAAGAGTCACCTGTTGCTGGTCATGTTCGTCAAATTTATCGTGACAACTGGAAAACTACAATACAATGCGAAAGTCAAAACAGGGTGCGATTTGACCATTCTAAAGACATGATCTTTATATACGATGATCTAAAGCGTGGTGGAATTGGTAGAAGTAAACATTATATTAAGAGTAAAGTTGGTACTGACAAGTATTCAAGGGAACAAAACAAGTATGTTGGATACCTGTTTACTGGTTGTGAGAAACAAGATGTGATAGACTTCTTGCAATGTAAAGAATCTGATTTAGTTCTTACATCTACCCTTGAGTCCCCAAGTAAAAGTAATTACTCTTATACCAGTGAGAAGCGTACATCTATTACTGTATGGAATTATGATAGACGACAATGGGATGATGTTTCACACAACATGTCCGAGGGTGGTCTTTATGTGGAGATTAAAAGATATGACATTGTTGGTCTTGATGGTCATCGGTCGTATCGTAACGCCGACTCTTTAGTTGAAGCTATGGAAATCTTGGGATATGACTTTGAGCATAAAGATGAAGAGGGCGAAACTTGTAAGCCTGTAATCTTTGGTATCAAAAGCCAAGAACTAAAAAAGAAGAGGTTTAACCAAAACGAAAACTGGTTCAATGTTCTTGATTTAGCTAATGACTTTTACGATAAGCTAGAGAAAGAACAAGAAGAATGGAGAATGGACTGGAACTTTTGGGATAATGCTGTTGGTAGTGAGACAAAGACTATGATTAAGATTTACGAATCTTTTGACAAAGCACCAGAAACCATTTCAAACTTTGTAGAAGAGTCTCAAGCTCATAGCGAACGTAGACCAGTTATTGAAAAGATGGCTAGACTTTGCTTTTGGCTTGATCGTCTAGACCAAAACTACCACAACCTTAATTCAGAAGTGTATAAAAAACACCAAGAGCGTGAAGACGCTAATCGCTGGCCTAATATGTACAAAGCAATCCTTGATACCTACCCGATGCTAAAATTGTATCTTGAGGAAAAGGGGACATGGGGTGTACTAGAAGATTTTGAAGTTAAAGCTGTAGTTGAATACATTAACCTTATTGAGCGTGTCAATAAGATTGATCGTTTATTGTCTTAGTAATTTGTTAGGAGAAAAAAGATGAGTTACATTATTAGTAACAAAGGTGTTGTGAACTGCGTTGTCGCCGGTAATACTTATACCTTCGACAAGAACCACCCGAACTATACCAAGTTAGTAGGTCACTTGGTTGACAACAATGTTGAGTATTTTGAGGCTGACTATGATGTGGCATCTGCAATAGATCACTTCTGTGAGGGATATATTGATGTCAAGAATGGAACACTTCAGTGGGATGGTATTGAGATGCCAGAGCTATTCACTGATCGTATCATGAAGATGAAGAGTCAAGGCTTTGACTTCCAGCCAATGCTTGAGTTCTTAAACAACATGAATGAGAACCCTTCAGATCATGCTATAGTGGAGTTGTTTGACTTCATGCAACATGAACATCTACCCATTACAGATGATGGTAGCTTCCTTGCATACAAGGCTGTTGACAAAGACTTCATGGATAAGTGGAGTGGAACCTTCGACAACTCAGTTGGTAATACAGTTGAAGTTGACAGAACTAAAGTTGACCGCAATCGCAACAACGGTTGTAGTCATGGACTTCATGTAGGTTCTTTGGATTATGTCAAAGGTTATGGAAGTGAAGATGGTGGCGATCAATTCTTAATTGTCAAAGTCAATCCTATGGACGTAGTGAGTGTGCCGACATGCTCACGTTTCCAAAAGTTGCGATGTTGCAAGTACGAAGTTGTTGCACTGTTTACCGATCCTCTCAAGGATTGCGTACAGATGAGTGACAAGCCTCCCGTTGAAGTCGAAGTGACACACTACGATGAAGCGTGGAAGGATAACGTGCGAGAGCGTATCGAGTCGCTCACAGCCTTGATGACTGCATAGTGTTTGTGTGCTTTGTTGCACAGGTGGGTGGTGGGTCGTTCCTGCCACCCACCATTTTCTAATATAGAGGTGTTGCTATGGTTCCCAAAGGATTCTGGAGCTTGATGGCTTTCTGTGTCGTCTTGCCATTCATTATTGTTGCTACTTGGCCTTTCTGGGTTTTTATTGGAGTTGTCAAAGACATACCAAAACCAAAGAAGCAAGTTAAACCCCAAATCTTACCACCACTTCAGCCTCAACCCCAAGTACAATTTGTTTCACGGGTTGTTGCTAAACCTGAAGTCAAAGAAGAGGTTGATGACACACCACCAAAAGTAACTACTAAACAAGAGATTATTAATGATGCTATATCTGCATTAACATCTATTGGTTTTAAGAAAACTCAAGCTAAAAGCGCGGTTCATAAAGCGTGTGATGGTAAGGTTTTTAGTAATGCACAAGATGTCATTAAAGCCACAATGAAGAAGCGCAACTAGAAATAGTGTATAATAAGGTGAAGTATGAATAGATTAAGAGGAATGACTGCATACTTGTGCGGTGCGATGGACAGGGTAGAAGATGGTGGAGTTGCTTGGAGAGAATACATAACTCCAAAACTTCAAGAGCTTGGTGTTGGGGTGTTTAACCCTTGCAATAAACCCAGTGACTACGCACCGGAAGATGAAGATACAAGAACCCTTGTAAATTCACTGAAGAGACAACAGAAGTACGATAGAGTCTCTGAAGTTATGAAACCTATATGTGCTGTTGACCTGAGAATGGTGGACATAGCACATTTTATTGTTATGAGTCTGGATGTGGACAATCATCTTTGTGGGTCATATCACGAAGCGTTCGTTGCTATTGGTCAAAAAAAACCAGTTGTAGTGATGTGCAAGCAGGGGAAAAGTAGTTTACCAAACTGGATGTTTGGAGTTTTACCGCACCTTATGGTGTTCTCTAATTGGAGCGAACTCCTAGAATACCTATACCACATTAACGAAGATGAAGAAGTGGATCATTTGAATCGCTGGAGATTTTTCGATTTTAATAAGGTATATGGTAATGATAGACATTCAATTCGGTCGTAGAGATTTCATGAAAATAGGTGGTATTAGTGCTGGACTAAGTACCATCGGTTTAACAGATATTAAAGCTGAAGATGCACCCTTATGTTTATCCCCAAACGATAAATCTGTAATATGGGTTTGGCTTGGCGGTGGTGCAACTCAAGTAGAAACATTTGACCCGAAGCCAGACGCTCCAGATAATGTAAGAGCAATTAATGGTTGGGTAAAAACAACTGGTGGATATCACATCGGTTCCGACTGGGCTAACTTAGCTACGGTTGGCGATAAGATGACAGTTGTTCGTTCTTTCGCTCATGGTAATGCTAGTCATAGAACTGGTACTCATTGGGTAATGACTGGCTACAACAGCACAGATAATACGCCTCAATCACCAGCTTATAACCCTGCTTATGGGTCTATGGTTTCTAGTGCGTATGGTTCTAATAACCCAATAACTGGTATGCCATCTTATGTTCGTGTAAACAATATAACTTATGATGGTGGTGCTTGGCTTGGTACTGATTACAAGCCCTATGATGCTACCGGAGAAGGTGTTAAAAATCTTCAACTTAAAATAGACAAAGAGCATTTTCTCGGTCGTCAAGATTTGTTGAAGGGGCTTGATAGGTTACAAGATGGTTCTTCGCTTCGTGACCAATCCTACAATATGCTTCTTGGTAATATTGCCAACGCTTTCGATGTAAAGAAAGAAGACCCCAAGAATTTAGAAGAGTATGGAAGTGGTATTGGAGAACAACTACTCCTAGCTAGAAGACTTGCCGAAAGAGGCACTAAGTTCATTACAATTCAATATGGCGGCTGGGATATGCACTCTAATATCTCTAATGCTCTAAAAAGTAGAGTTCCACCTATTGATAAAGCCCTTGCCGCATTAATAAAAGACATCCACAAAAAGGGTCTTAGTAAAGATATTATGGTGGTTGTTACTGGTGAGTTCGGTCGTACTTATAAGATCAATGCTAATTCTGGTAGAGATCATTGGCCTAAACTTTCACCACTAATGATTTCCGGTGGTGAATTTCCTATGGGCTTTGCTCTTGGCGAATCTACTTCTAAAGCGGAAGAACCAAAGACAGACCCATACAATCCACAAAACGTAACAGCAACATTACTTAAACATTTTGGTATTGACCAACATACACAAAGATTAGACATGTCTGGTAGACCAAGATACTTCCTAGAGGTAGGTACAAAGTCAATACTATAAGCATATTACTAGAAGGGTGAGTTGTTCTTGCCCTTCATGCCTGCTTCTGGTTTTTTGTCTCTAACCGAGTAAAAGAGAAAAAACATGAAAATCGCAAAATACATACAGCTTAATAGAAATTCTATATTTAATATTGTTACGCTTATCCTTATAGCTTGTCTTGGTTACTGCAACTACAGTCTTGAACAAGAACTAAAGAAAACCAAAAGCGCAGTCTACCCAATGATGCTTGAGATAGTGGATTTAAGCATGATGATGGAATCTTTTGTTGATATGGCTCCAGAAGAAATGAGAAGAATAGCTGTAGAAGCTATAAAAGAAGAAGCAGGAAAGTAACGAAGGATATAGTCAGGTTATCGTAATATCGTTTTTGACAACAAGGAGGATCTAAACTAGATAGTTATCCATAGAAAGGGTAAACATGAGTTTTGAAAAAGGTAAGCCGATTAAGAATTTGGTTTATGGATTGACACACCCGTTAAAGATGGCAAGAGATAAGCCCATCATGTTTCTTTTAGCAGCGGGTACTGGCGTATACTTTATTGGTGTCGCCGCTGGGTGGTGGTCAATGGATGCTTTTAGCAAAGTGATCCCATTCATGAAGTAATTGTTTATCTTAGAACTCCCAAAGGAGTGGGAGTTCTATAATTTTGAAAGGGGTGTAAGCATGAATAATAGAAGAGAATTCTTATATAACTGTGCAATATCATCTTTTCTTGGAATAACCTTTTCAGCACAAACTTCTGCTGGTATTTTTGATAGAAAAGTTTGTCCATTTTGCACCATTCCAGATACCAATCCCAACGCATTATTGGGTCAGGTAAAATGGGATAGAAAAGATTTTAGATATTTTATAGCTGGTAGAGATACCTATGATATGGAACAAGAAGTGTGGGACAATGAATTTAAGTTAGCTTTTGACTCATGGTCTAAAGTAACCCCACTTACATTTCGCCAAGTTACATCTGAAGAAGAATATGATATAATCATTTCTGTCGGTAATAGAAAAAAACAAAGTTTTGGTAAATCTGGCGGCGTATTAGCTTGGGCGCAACTACCAACAACTAAAAATTTTGACGGTGTTCTTCTGTCAAAGTTTGATTTAGCCGAAAACTGGATAACCCCAAAGGAATTGATAACGGAACACGGCACGGTTCTGCGTTCAGTAGCGGCTCATGAAATAGGACATCTTTTAGGTCTTAGTCATTCTAATAATCCAGACGCATTGATGTATCCTTATATAAACAATGCTCTTGAGCCTAGATCAGATGACATTAAAAAGATACAAAAGCTATACGGAAAACCATAACCCTTACACAAGACTCTTGGAGGGAATACTCAAATTACTTGGATATGAACATCAATCCTAGTATAATGAAGAGAGAAGCGTGATGTGGTATGTTTGCAAGTGCTACTTCAGATTAATGGCAATGGCTTTCTTTTTTTTCTTGCCGTTAATAATACTAAATATGTTAATTTTAGCTGCGATTACTGACGGATGATACAACAGGACGAAATTATCAGCGTAAAACGCTGGATGTCTCTCGGAGACTGCAACTACGAAATAGACCACGACGATGATTCAATTCCAGAATCCGGCGTGGTCTATTGCAATATAGAGCATATACACAAATTCTTTGCCAAGTGCGACTACACAGACAACAAATATGTAGTGGTTAGTGCTTTTAGCGATTATGGCGTAGCCATACAAAAAGAAAATCCAGTAGCGCATGATATGCTCAAATGGATACCCTTTATAAAGCAAGATATTCTAAACTTAGACTACTCACCGTTGCTAATAGCAGCAAGATGCGAAGTAGACAAATGCAAGCTAAATGACAAATACTCAGTCAAATGCTACTCTAATACATACTCTACATTTAACACAATCCCCAAGAACGTAGTTAAATGGTTTGCCGTTAACCCTATGACTAGAGACGATAGAATTACTACAATACCCCTCGGTGTAGGAAAAGATGCCGCAAGAGACATCTGTTTCACCGCAACCAACCCGCTTTTGTTGAATGGCTCTGACCGAGTGAATTGGGTGTATGCTAATTGGCAGCTAAACACTTTAGAGAGAAGTGATTTAATGGCGGCTCTTGCTCACCAAAAGCCACCTTGGGCTACCATTATCCTAGAACCTAAGAGCTACCTAGAATATCTTTCAGACTTATCTAAACATTCCTTCGCTATGTGTCCTAGAGGCAATGGTGTAGATTGCTATAGAGTTCTGGAGTGTTTATACTGTGGTTGTATCCCAATCGTAAAAGATGAAATAGCTTATGACTATTTAGAAGATCTTCCTCATGTCAAAGTTGATAACTGGCAACAAATAAATATAGATTTTCTTAAAGAAGAACAAAAAAGAATAAACAAAACATCTTTCAATATGGATAAAATAAAACTTGAGTTTTGGAAAAATAAAATAGAGGAAGCAAGAGGCTTGTTAAACGGATGAAAGCGGTTTTTGCTGGAATGATGGCTTGGGCAATAGAAGTGTCCATAGCGGCTCTTTTACTATTTATATTAAAGCATGAAGAAAAGAAAGTAATTTCAAGAAGGAAAAAGAATTAATGGCTTTTTTGGATACAACTCGTAACATCAACCTGTCATCTCCGATCAATCAGTTGGGTTATGGCGTAGCTGGGCTTAATATTGCAAAAGCCCTTCACGAATTAAATCATAGCGTTGCCTTGTTTGTCATTGGAAACCTTGAAGCACCAGAGCAGTATCATGAAGACTTAAAGCAAATGATTGCTAATAGCAGGATGCCTGACTGGACTGCCCCTTCTATAAGACTATGGCATCAGCATGACATGTCTCAATTTGTTGGTAGCGGAGCTAAGTACGCCTTTCCAATTTTTGAGCTTGATAAGTTTGCCGATTTAGAAATTCATCATTTATCTCATGTAGACCATTGGTTTGTTACATCCGAATGGGCTAAAACCATAATGGTTGACCAACTCAAGGGTATTAGAGGTGAAGATTATGTAAAAGAGAATACTTTTGTTATTCCCCTTGGTGTAGATAGGTCGATATTCAAAGAAGGGGTCGGCAGCAGAAAAGAAACCGTTTTCTATAATTGCGGAAAATGGGAGATCAGAAAAGGTCACGACATCCTAATTACAGCTTTCAATGAGGCTTTTAATGAGGATGATGATGTAGAGCTTTGGATGATGTGCGATAACCCATTCTATAGCGAGGAAGAAAATTTCCAGTGGGAGAGGCTTTATCGTTCATCCAGACTGGGCAACAAGGTTAGGGTTATACCCCGACAAAAAACACAGGAAGATGTGTATAATATTATGTCACAAACCGATTGTGGCGTTTTTCCTTCTAAAGCAGAGGGTTGGAATTTAGAACTCTTGGAAATGATGAGCTGTGGCAAAAACGTCATTGCAACGGATTATTCTTCACACACAGAATTTTGCAACAAAGATAATTGCAAATTAATAGAAATTAAAGAAACAGAAGAAGCCCATGACGGTAAATGGTTTAGAGGTCAGGGTAACTGGGCAAAGATTGACAAAGAGCAAATTTCTCAAATGGCAAATGCTATGAGAGAAGTTCATGAACTGAAGAAAAAAGACGAACTAAATATCAATCAAAATGCTGTAGATACGGCCAAAAGCTTTAGCTGGGAAAGCTCCGCTAGAAAAATATTAGAGGCGATTGATAAAAATGATTCACATACTTAATGCTACTGGTGGTTCGGATGATATAAATAAAATCCAATACGAAGGTAAGCCAAGCTCTAAAGAAGAGAAGTGGATAAAGAGAGAGCATCCACTTATAGACATAGACTGGAAAGAAATACTACCTCCTCCACCAGAGAACACAAGCGATGTAACGAAAATAGATCTTCAGCAAGTTGAAAGAGCAACAAGAAATCTTTCAAAAGAAGATTATGACCTAGTGATGCTTGTGGATGATGATCCAAAGAATGTGTTTATACCATACTTAAAAAAACACAGACTGTTTTACCCCGCAGATTTAGTAGATTTGGCTCTAGACAATATTTATCCCGTTTGGCTTAAATTAAAATATCACTACAAGAGGCCACGACCTTTTCAAATAGCTCCACATCTTGGGTATATTATTTCTGTAATACAAACTTCTACACATCAAACCCCCTCTTATCCCAGTGGACATCTAGCAGAAGGAGCTTTGATCGCAGAAATTCTCTCGGATATTTATCCTGAACACAAAACTGCGTTTTATGAAGCTGCTGGATTAGTAGGAAAAGGTAGAGTCTTACAAGGGGTTCATTACCCCAGTGACAATGAAGCATCAATGATTCTCGCAAGAGTCGGATGGGAAAACATTAAAGGAAATCTAGATGATAAATGGACTGATCTTATCAAAGAATAGAGCGTCTCAGCTTCGCTTTCTACTGGAAAGTATTTCCATAAATGCGCCTCAACTTTTTAATGAGATAAAAGTAATCTATACATCTACTGATGATGATTTCTCTAAGGGGTATGAAAAGCTAAAAGGGGAAAAAATTCTTCCTAATATAGTCTGGGAAGAAGAGAAAGATTTTGTTCCAGACTTTTTAAATGCGCTCAAAACCTGTGAGTCTGAATATATATGCGGAATAGTTGACGATTGTGTCATCTATAAACCATTGCCAACAACAAGCCAAATGATCGAAGAGATGTTTTCTGATGATGTGTTTTGCTTTTCGCTTCGGTTAGGGCTTAATACGATTGTTCAAAATTACATGAGGATGGAGGAACAGTATCAACTTGAGCAATACCAACAAAATCCATACTGCATTAGGTGGGAGTGGAAAAATTGGGACTCAAGGCTCAATTATGGATACCCAATATCTTTAGATGGTCATATATTTAGAACAAAAGAATTATCTGACCTATCCCATAAGTTTGAATTTGAATATCTTAGACAATGGGAGGGTGTCATAGCTGGGAAATGTAGAGAAGAAACAGATAGAAATATAATGGTTTCTTACAAACAAAATGTTTTGTTTAGTATACCGTCAAATTGTGTTCAAGACCCACCTCTTGTTGCAGGTCAGGTTTACGCTTTTTCTGAAAAAGAACTCAATGATAAATATATTAATGATGACGAGGTTATATATTTTGACGGTATGCAATACGCATTTCAAAACGTAGCTTGGGCGCACAATGAGTTTCCGTTAGTGTTTAAGAAAATAGGAGAGAAAAATGGTTCATAAAGAAAATGCTATAAACTACCTTTGGCATAAAGCAAAATCAGATCAAGATAAAGCTCTTATGTCTCTTGGACTTTTAATGGATCATCCGGCTGGAATTGGAGATCACTCAACTGAGGATTTCTATACCAACCTAGATGATGCTTTGAATCTCTTGGTTGATGCTGATGATAGACTTCATGCGCTTAAAAAGTACTTTCCAGAAGAAGGATCTGATGTTTAATTGGTTTAAAAAGAAGAAGAAGAAGAATGAGCAAGAGATAAAACCATCAGACCATCAAAAAGAGTTTAATGGTCTTGCTGTTGCTTCAATGCGTTACGTTGTCGGAGTAGACAGCGTGATCTATCTAGAATTTTATTGGGATGAAGATGCAGACGATGATGCCATTCATGTCTTTACTGACCTTTTTTCTCAAATAAACAACGGAGAATTGCTGGACTCATCAGTCGAGTTTATTAAGGAAACTCTTGATTCTGACGGTGAAGGCCACAAATTTAATACGTTTTATCTACCTCTTATTGAACTCCAAAAGGCTAAAATTGAACCCCTTTTAGAAGCCATAGGTAGCCAAAATATAACAATAAAAGACGAAGTCGTAGTTAAACCAACTGATCTAACGCGCGAGACCTTTGGGGGGAATCAAAGTTAAAAAGTGTATAATTAATAGTTACTATTTCCCTTCGGAGATGTGCTATGTTAGATAAAAAAATCGCGTGGGAACGTTGGGACGAGGATGTAATTCAACAAGAGATTGTAGAAGAATTTTACGACGACGAAGAGAGCGATGAAGAAGTTCTCGAAGATGCTTTAAATTTTCTAGAAAAAATTCCATCTCTTGTTACTACCCCAATGGGTATGTTTCAGCTTCACGACAAAATGAGTATCCTAAATCAATTTGATTGTTGGATGGGTTATACTAATTTTGATATAACCAATTCTGTAAAAGACACTCTAGAAAAAGTAGAGGGAGTTGAACTTCTTAATATAATGACCCGCTATAGGTTCTTCCTTGGTGTGGGAAAAATGTTTAACTTTTCTGAAGTTAGAAGAGCTATAGAGTCTTTGTTATGTGAATCTGAAATTGATGAATACAGCAAAGAGTCTGTTAGTATTATAAGAGACAATATTTCGTCTGATAAATACTGGGCGATATTCGTCACAAAAAGTGGCGAGATACTATACGCAAGCACCAACGAAGAGAGTGACGAAGACTACCTTAAAAAGCTTAAACACTACCAAAAACGGAAGCATAAAAATGGTGGACTGCTTTTGCAGAACGACTAGAGAAGAGGATTTAAAAAATGGCGAGACCAAAAAACCCCTCGGAATCTATTGTTTCGCAAGCACATGAGTACGACATCATCACCAGTAGGAGAGAAATATTCTTACACTCCTACTTTGACGGTGAAGAGGAAAGTGGAGTAGATTACAGGGTAGCCAATAGATTTCTAAAAAATATAAAGATACTTGAAAGCATTAGCGACGATCCCATAGTTATTCACCAACATAGTGTTGGTGGAGATTGGGAATGTGGAATGTTGATATACGACAGCTTAGTCGCAACTCCCTGTCCTATTATTTTTATATGTCATGGTACAGCAGCTTCAATGGGAAGCATCATACCTCAAGCTGTTTACAAAAAGGGTGTTCGTCTTGCTACACCTAATTGCTGTTGGTTAATTCATGAAGGTTACGAAGAAGCCTCTGGAACTGTAAAGCAGTTCAATTCATATCATGAGTTTTCAAAAATTGCTATGGTTCAAATGTATGACATGTACTGCGATAGATGTAAAAACAGCGGTATATTTTTTAAAGATAAGACCGAAAAGGAAACAAAAGCCTACCTTAAACGAAAGCTAAAAGCTAAAGAAGACTGGTGGTTTAATTCGATGGATGCCTTGTCCTATGGATTTATAGATGGAATTTTTGGGAGCAAAGAATATAATACAATAGACAAGATAAAAGAAAATTTGGGATAAGGAAATGAAGAAAGTAACAGATGAAGAGCTAAGGAAAGCTCTTAAAAACGAAGATAATATAAATGTAATGAATAAGATCTGCATGAAGTATGTCGGTGTTATTCCTTATGAAGAGCTAGAAAGATGTAAGTTAGTGGCTGTTTGGCAAGCCATTGAACGATACGATCCAACTAGAGGTAAGTGTAAATTTACTTCTTTCTTATGCAATAGGGTTTTTTGGGAATGTCAAAAACAATTATATGATATTAAGAAAACAAAAAAGATACCAAAAAGCGATTCAGCATCTTGTTTAATTTCAGAAATATGTGGATATGAAAACAAGTTTGACCCAATTGAAATATCAGAAATGATAGAAAAATTAGACGATGAGTCTAAAGGTATCATACATCAAAGATTTTTTGAATCTAAGACAGCAAAAGAAATAGGACAGGAAAACGGATATGGAAGAGAAACGGCAAGAAGAAGAATAATATCTGCAATAGAGAAACTAAAACAATGCTTACAGAACTAGCCTGTTACAATCAAGATTCAACTTACAATGAAATACTTGAAACTATCTTCATAGCCTCTGAAAAAGAATTAAATTCTGTCGCTATTCCTTCTGGTTTTATGAGTCGTGTTAACGACTTTCTTCATGACCAAAAATTTTCAGCAGCCATAGATTTTCCTTATGGTCTAAGCAGTACATCAGTAAGAGTTCATGAAATTATCATGGCTATCAGACAAGGGGCTTCTTTTATAGATCTTGTCATTCATAATGGATATATTAAAGAAGAGAATTGGAGAAAAATACGGGAAGATCTAAAAGCTTGCATGAGCATATGCAAACAAAACAATGTTACTATCAGGGCTATTGTAGAGTATAGATTATTTCCGGTTAAAACTGTTCTTTTAATATGTGATCTCTTAAACACAATAGGTGTCTACAATGTAGTCAACTCAACTGGATTTGTTGCTGATGATATATCTGATAACGCCATCATTTCACATGAAATACAAGATAAAACAGGTATTTTTGTTACGTCTTGCGTTAGAGCGTTTAATGAACAGCATATAGAAATATTTAAGGAATTAGATGTACATGCTTTAAGATTAATGTCTTCCAAAGTCGCAGAACACCTTCTTTAATGGTGTATAATATATATGTAGGATTGGACTCTTATTATAGGAACTTTCGGACTCTGTGCAGAATAGTCATATGAAAGGTAATTATCATGACTGTAAGCACACACAAAGCTAATGTGGCTACTGAATCAGCCGCAACTGCAACCATAACGGTTATAGATGGTGACTTAGCTACCACCAATCAGTTTACAGAAGGAACTCATGTTATCATGAGGTCACATGACGGAACAACAAAAGTGTATATTCTTTGTGACGCTTCGGAATCTGGCGCGTCTGCCGCTGGTACAGTGTTAACAGCAGGTGATGACACTGGTGCTAGTACGCTTTCAACTGATGCCGCAGCTCTTGGTACATGCGTTGCTTTTAACGCTAATTTAAATACGGCAACACAAGCCGCTGTATTAAATGCACTTAAAGCAGCAGTTGTACACGCTAATGGACACAATGGCAAGATCACGGCAAGTGCTGATCTAACCGCCGCCGATGGCAATCAATCAATTACTTTCACCCAAGCCACTAAAGGCGAAGCGGGTGATACTCAAGTTATTACCAATATTGACACGGCACTGATGACAACCACGAACTTTTCTGGTGGACATGCAGAAGGCGATAAAAAAGATAAGCACACCATTCTTAATGGTGGTACTACTAGCGGGTTCAATCGCAAGACCAATACCAAAAGTATCGTTGATATAGTTGGTGGTCGAAAGCTTCATGGGGCGTTCTTAGGAACTAGCTCTGGAACCACACATAAAGTTGGTTTATCCAAGGCAACTTCAGGTGGAACTTTTGCATACAATCCTTCGGAGAGTATCGCAAAGCGAGGCACGAACTTTGCCGCTTCTACACCTGATTCTGGTTTTCTTATTAGAGGTGGTGTTGTAAACAAAATCTCTGGTACTTCTCTTAATCCAATCATCAGTGGTTCTGATACTACTAGTCGTCGGGCTGGAAATATCCATCCTAAAGAAAAGTATTATCAAAAAGGTGCTTGGTCTGATACCATATTCGACATATTTAGCGGAACACGCTCAGATGTCGATACAAACGCCAAGACTACCATTAGCGGTTACGGTTCTGCTGTAACTTTAGCTACTGACCATGCCGCGCATGTTGGACGTGGAGCTGCACCTCGCAATGGTGAAATAATCATTCTGTTTGACTTCACTACGTTCACTAATAACTATAAAGATTACAGTGCTATCACTGGCTAATATGAAAGGTAAATAATTATGACTTTAAGTTCACATACTCAGCCACTTGATGATGGCACTACCGTAACAGGTACTATTGTTTTCGGTGGCGCTTGTGCTGTTGACGATACTATTACTATTACTGATGCTGCTGGTACTTCTAAAGTATTTACAGCAAAGGGATCAACGACCGCAGGAAGTCGTGAGTTTATTAATACTGATGCTGCTGCTGCCGCAACAGCTTTAAAGACTTGCATCGACAACGCTGCTGGTTTTGAAACAACATCCATTACTGTAGCTGATGATAGCTCTGGTACTTTAACCCTTACTCTTGTTGCAAATGCAACATATCGGTTTAAGAACAAGGCTTCTATTCAGCTTGCTTCAGACATTACTAATGTCACTAGCGTAGACTTTGGTGGCAATGCTGCCGCAGAAGACGTTGATGGACACACCATTGTTGGTGGTGGTACTGTTGGTGGATTCAATAGCAAGGGCAATGTTAAAAGTAATCTTGACACGGTTAAAGGTGTAAAGAGTTCTGGTTCAAAGCTTTATGCTCAAGGCGCTACTATTGCAGGAACTACACGAGCAAGCGCAAGCGCTCATGTGCCGGGAATTAAACTAGTAAGATCTGGTGGTACTTTAGCGTACAACCCAATGTCAAGAGCTGTTACCTTGTCTTCTGATGATCCTGATGGATATTCATCAACTGCCAACACTGGCTTTTTGATAAGAGGCGGTTCTTCAACATTGATTAGTGGAATTGCTTCTACTGATGATGTTCTTGCAATTCCGGGTGAAAACACGGCTGCATCAAGAGATAGAGAACGTCTTTATCACCGAAAGGGTACTTGGGCTACTCAGATATTCGATATATTTGGTAGCAACCTTCTGCAAAGTGATGGTACAGCCAAGGCCGGTATTACTGGTCGTGGTACTACAGTAACTTTGGATGCTGACCATACTGTTCTTAGCTCTAGAGGTGTTCCGGGTGAGCTGATAATGCTGTTTGACTTTGCTACGTTTACTAATAACTACAAAGACTACAGCGCTCTTAACGGCTAATCTTGTTTTTTCTAGAGGTGTATCATGAATACTGAAATGCCAGCACTAGTTGCTGTAATAGCCATTACTATGGGATTGATCAAGGTAATTGAAATGTTGATTTCTAAAACGTCGAGTAAAAACTCGATTTTGACAAGTGAAGAAAGAGGTTGGTTACAAGGACTTCATGAACTGCACGAAAAGTGTGATACCGATGGAACACCTTTGGTTTATGTTCCTCGCAGTTGGGCTGAAATTCAGCGTAACATGCAGCATATAATGACAAAGATTGTTAATGACCAAAGGAGGATCGCTGATATCCTTGAGAGGATAGATAAAAAACTAGATAAGTAAACCTTTGGGGGGTGAGGTTATCCTCGCCCCCTATTTTTTTTTGGAGTAATAAAATGAAAGAAGCACTTAAAAGTAAAAAATCAATTATGGCAATTGTTACATTAGTAATTGCACTAGTTCTTGCTGTTATTCAAAATGGTGGACTAGACGGAATTATTATAGATGTACCCGGATCTGATCCAATTGAAGTAAACATTCCAGAAAGCTGCGAGTGCAATGATGAATGTAAATGCGACACCGATGATGGCTCTTGCGATTGTGGTGACGACTGCGATTGTCCTATTTGCGTCTGATAACAAACAAAGAATTGTTTTCTCAGATTCTTGCGATTATGTTGAAATAAACAATGTATACAATACAAACGAAGAAACTGGAGAACACACTTTAAGAATGACTCAATACATTTGGTGGGAATGGAGAGACAGGGTTCTTCTTCCCGTCTTAGACCCAATCACCAAACAAGAGACAGGAGATTGGAAAAGTGGGTCTGACTTTGTTGTTAGAGAGTTTCTTGTAATTTTCAGCAATTCATCAAGCCCTAATGACACAAATGGTGTTTTGTTAGACAAGAGGAAAGATCACTGGATTTGCATTTTTTGGGATAAAAACGACAAGGTTATGAGGAAAATTCGTTGTAAGTGGTTGGTCACAACCCATACTACATACGATGTGGAAATAAAAAACAGAGACATAGTTAAACAAGAAAGAAGAAAACATTTTCAAAAAAGGTAGTCATGAAATATCTAACATTAATAATTACTTCTTTGCTTTTAGGATTAACCTATGTTGGTGAAGCCAACGGTGATGAGCTAAAGACTCCATCCCGAAAGGTTATTAAACCCCCAACTACGGCGAGGCCGCAATCTTCCCAACAGCGAAGGGTCGTTACACCTCCAACTACTACGAGGCCACCAACCGCCGTGAAGCCACAATTACCTCAAGGCTTTGGAAGACCTATACAAAGACCTGCGGGGTTTGGAAAACAAGAGTGGCAAAAACCTCAACAGCAACAGGTCAGACCTAGCCACAACTACAGACATGGAAGCATAATAATCGGTAGACCATATGTTCATCCGTTTAATTACCCTTCCGTAGAAACTAGGTATCATCCAATACATGGATTTTACAGAGTATATCACCCTCCTGTGATTATACAACCACAACCCTTTCATGGTTTCTTTTTTCAGTTTAGATGGTAAGGAAAAATAAAATGAAGTATCCAAAAATTAGAGCTGAGTGGCAACCAATACATAATCCTGAGATTGATATAAAAAGCCAAGAGTTGAAAATATATAAAAACTCCGAGCTTGTTCAAGAACATTCATTAAATCGTTGGGATACGTCATTAGAGTTCTTTGTTCCCGCTTGGGACAATAATGGACGTTTAATAGAAGAGCCAACCAGAATATACTATACTATAGAAGCTACTACAGATAATTTTTCGTCTGAAACTGTAACGTCAAATGTTATAGAATTACAAAGCGTTGCTATTGATGAAACGCCAACGGACTTGAAGGTGTCCGTAATGCCCTTTCCAGATTTTCATCAAGAGTATAATCCATCAAATACAAACATTAGCGGAAGCAGTTCTATCATGGGTAGTGGGGTTATTTAAATGAATTGGCAAGATATACACGATCAAGCAATCATATTTGACTGGCATAATCACGGGTGTCTCAAAAACTTTTTATTTGAAAGAAGTCTTGACGGAAACAGCGCAAAGTTTCTATCTAAACTATTCAAAAGATCTTTCTGGCCTTTTAGCGAAAGAAACACCCTGCCTAAAATGGAACAAGGAGGATTAGATGTAGTTCTTTCTACGGCTTTTATTCCTGAAATAGAATGGGTAGACGATCAAAAACTAATTAAGATTCTCAAGTGGTTATTTAAGTCTGTGAATAAGAGGGTGTTTGAGCCTAGCTATTTTGACGCTGTTAATGCACAGATGGACGCAATGGAAAAAGAAGTAGAAAATTACGGAGGAAGATTTCAGTTTGTATATGGTGTTAAAGAACTAGAAAACGCCCTTATTGACAACAAGATAGCGGTTCTTCATGCGGTTGAGGGTTGCCATCATCTAAATGGAGAGTTGGGCAAAAAACGACCAGAAGATGTTACTGCCCTACCACCCCTAGTGGAAAATGAATTGTTGTCAAACTTAGAACACTTCTACAACAGAGGTGTGGCCTATATGACTCTCACTCATTTTTATCAAAATCTAGTTGCCGCCCCAGTTTTTCCTTATCCAGAATATGGAATCAGTAGAAGCAATTGGAAAGAGTTAATGTCTGGTTGGGATATGAACAAAGGCTTAACGCCTATTGGTAAGAAGGTAGTGCAAACCATGAAAGACATGGGTATGATTATAGACATAAGCCACTGCACGCCAAAAGCAAGAGCAGAAGTGTATGACATAGTTGGTAATGACATGTCTAAAGTGATAGCAAGTCATGTTGGCGCTTTTAGTGTAAATCCAGACCCTTACAACTTAGAAGACTGGGAAATAAAATGGCTTGCCGACCACAACTGTCTAGTTGCTTTAATATTTATGAACTATTGGATCAGCCCAATTGATTCTGGACTTGGCTTGAAGCACCTAGAAAGAACAATAGATCATATAATAAACATAGCTGGCGATAAAGTACTGGCTTTAGGAACAGACTTCGATGGATTCACAGATCCACCAGATGAGATAACGGATATTTCCGAACTACCTAGACTTACTAGGTATTTATCTTCACTAAAGGGCGGTATTGACAAGGATAAATATCCAACAGAAACTATAACCAATATTCTCGGTAGAAATTCATTAAGGTTTATCCTAGAAGGGTGGAAATGAAATGAAGAAATATATAGACGCACTAAAACAATACGCACAAGATGCTACAACTAGTGATGCAAAAACAGGAGCTTGCTGGGATGGCTATGAAAGAGTCCCTAATACCAAAAAGGGAGAACCCGGAAGCTGTCGTAAAATTGGATCAAGTCAAGCAGACTATAAATATGAAAACCCTAAAACAGGAGAAGTGTTTACATACACAAGAAAAGGTGCATATAAAAAAGACGGTGTATACTTAGTGTATAAAGGTGTTGCAGAAGAAACAGAAGCGGCTGAGTACCAAGGGAGAAAGGTAACTCTTAATAAGCCATTCTTAACTCCAGACGGGCCAAAGAAACGTTCTGTGTATGTAAAAAACGAGAAGGGTAATGTAGTTAAAGTGAACTTCGGAGACCCTAATATGAAAATTAAGAAAAATGATCCAGCTAGACGCAAGAGTTTTAGGGCAAGACATAATTGCGATAATCCCGGCCCTAAATGGAAGGCAAGATATTGGTCTTGTAAAGCGTGGTAATATGCCTAATAATAGATTACAATCTATAATAGAGAGACGGCGTCAACGCTCTCAGATTAAAGATGACAAAAGAGACGATAAACAAGAAAAAAAAGAAACTAAAAGAGACTACAGGCTTGAGAAGATCAATGCTGTAAAAGAGAAAATTTACGCTGTTGCAGCTAAAAGGAAGTGGCTGTTTTTTATTATAGCAGCAGTAATCGTTGCCTACCTAGTCATCTTCAAAGGCGGTTTTAGCTTTGGGGGTGAAGGAGGAGGTTTTTTAGAGAAGATTAAATCTTTCTTTTAATTGACAGGAGTGAAAAATGGAAAAGATTAAAGCTTTACTTAAGAGTAGAAGATTCTGGACTGCCATTGGTGGTGTTGTTGTGGTTGCCGCTCAGGAAACCCTTGGGCTTGACCCAGATACAACAAACAGAATTGTCGCAATTGCTGTAGCTTGGATTCTTGGTGACTCTTTGAGAGTTACTTCCACAACCACTACAGAATAATTTTATGGGAGACGGCTCACTTAGAGTGGGTCGTCTCCTTTTTTTTAGGATATAATAATGGAAGAGAAGCACTTATTAGTTTTTTCAGCTAAGTGGTGTGGGCCATGCAGGATGATGAAGTCTCTTGTATGGGATGACCAAACCGTAAAAGAAAAACTAGGAGCATTTGACTCTGTTCAATTTTTGGATATTGATGATCCAAACAACAGAGCAATGGCGATAAAATACAGGGTTGCTGCCGTACCTATGATTTATATAGTGGACGAGTTAGGCAAGCCTATTAAATTAGCAAGCACTATGGATGCAAGGCAAGCAGTTAGTTTTTTGAGTGTCAATGAATAAACAAAAACATCAAGTCGTAGTTTTCATGACAGAGTGGTGTCCACACTGTAAAACAATGAAACAATTAACATGGCAAGACGACAAAGTAATTAGTTCAGTGAAGCCATATCACAATAGCAAACCAGCTTACATAATGTGTAATAAGCCCCAAAACAGGCATCTTGTTGATGAGTTTGATATTGAGAGATATCCAACCGTAGTAATTATGGATGAAGACCATAATATCAAAAAGAGGGCAAACAATATGTCTCCAGAAGATCTGGTAGACTTTCTAGAAAATTTTAATGGATAAAAATTCAAAGATACTAATAACTGGTGGACAGGGGTGGATAGGTAAAAAACTTGGAGCATATCTATCTCAAGAAGGCTTTCAAGAAGTCTATGCTCTTGCAGGAACCAGAAGCGGTTTAGATTTAGGCGATGACTCCACTCTAGGCTGGGCTTTCAATATTAACCCAGAAGTCGTTGTTCATCTAGCAACTCGCCCTCCAACTAAAGAAAACTGTTTAGATTATCCAGCAGGGATGATGTACGAAAATATTTTTGTGACTTCAAAGATACTTGAAGAAGCAAGGATGAGCGGTTGCAAAAAGTTCATAATGGTGTGGCATTCGTGTTGTTACCCAGAACGACAAATACTACCGCATAAAGAACAAGACTTATGGGAAGGCACTCCGCATTGGTCTAGAAGATATTATGGAAATACAGCAAAAGTTATGATGGAACTTAATGCTGCTTTTAGTACACAATTTCCAGACTTCGTTGGTATTAACCTTATATTCCCAGAGGTTTATGGCCCAAACAGTAGGTTCAACCCAAAGAGAAATAACATAATTGAATCTATCATTACTAATATTTCGGCAGCTAAGCAATACGACATGGATCTTAATGCCGAAGGAAATTCAAAATCCACCAGAGACTTTCTGTATGTAGATGACGCTGTTCGTGCGATCTATAGCGTTATTCAGTTTGCCGATAAATGTGAAACCTACAATGTGTCACAGGGGCATGAAATCAATATAAAAAATCTACATCAAACAATTGCTAAAATTGCAGGATTTGAAAAACAAATAAACTGGAAAGAACAACATATAGACGCTAAGGAAAAATCTTTCTTAGATATCTCAAGGATAAAAAAAGACTTAGGATGGACACCCATAACTAATATGGAAAAGGGACTTGCCGAAACAATAAAATGGCATGATGAAAATTTAAGCATTGGAGTCGTTAACCCAGATTCTATTCTAGTCAGATGATAACAGCAATAATTCTATCCAAAGACAGAGCTTCTCAGCTACACCTGTTACTTGAAAGCATTCAAAGAAACAGCGGTAATCTATTCGATATACGTGTTATATACGAAGCTTCAAACGCTGTGTTTGAACGTGGCTATCAAAAAACAAAAGAAGAATTCTATTACAAAGATAGGTATGGAGTTGAATTCCCTATCAAATGGTATAAGAGAGAAAGCGAAAATCTAAGCACAGATATAATTAAGAGACTAGGTAGTAGAGATTTAACCTGTATTTTTAGCGATGAAAACATAGTCTTTGAAAGACCTCCCTCCTATAAAAAAATCATGGAGCTTTTCAGGGATGAAGCTATATCTGCTCTATCTTTAAGGATTGGAAACAACACGGTTATACAAAATCCATATAAAATAAATGATTACTTTATAGACAAGCCAAAAAAGGGCGAGTTCATACTAGACAAGTTTATGATATGGAATGCTTCTGATGTTAAACCGTTCACCAATTTTGCCATGCCGTTTTCTCATAATGGCCATATATACACCACCAAGCTAATAAAATTTATATTAGAAAGAACTGATATACCTACCAAGGAAGACTTTGAAAAGAATCTACAAGATAATCTCTACATGGGTCTTTTTGATGGTTTCATTCCTCCCTATATGACTTGCTTGGAATATAGTGTGGTGATAACAAACATAGCAAAGAAGATAAATGATGAGAGACAGTCTGACTTTGGAACCTCGGAGTTCGGTCTAAACGATAGGTATCTTTCGCACTCAAGAATCGACTACGATTTTTTTGATTTTAGATATGTGTCAAAACCATACCAAGAATTTATCACGAGATTTAAAATTGAAGATTATATGCAGTACGGTCGTTAGAGCCGCTAAGCAAGGAGACATACATGGAGGTTTGTATGTTGTAGATATAGATTCAGAGGAAGTGCTTTATTATGCGCCGTATGAAATGGATTTTGTTAACGATAATGAGCGTGGAGGAGAAAGAGGTCTTCGTGGCATTTGCGTTCTTTCTGATCGCATTATCGTTTCTGATTCTGCTGGCTTTACAGAGCTAGACAGAGAAACTTACCAGATAAAGAGAACGTTTCAAGACAGAGATCACCTTAAAAGCGTACACGAGATAGTTGTTCATGACAACCATATATGGGCTACGTCAACGGCTTATGATGCCATAGCGAAGTACGATCTTGACTTTAACCTAAAAGGCTTCTGGCAAATTCTTGGTAAAAATGTAGATGACTACAAGGTGTTGACCGGCAAGAAAGAAATTACCTCGGAAGAAAAAACAGAAGATGACAATTTTCATATCAATTCAATTTTTGTCAGCGATGGAAGAATTACATTTTCCGGTTTGATTACACCGCTATACGACTTTGAAACAATGGAAGAGGTGTGTGATATACCTGCTTTTGGAAGAAACAATTCCAAAAGCTTTGTTCACAACTTTTACAAACTAAAAAATATGACTGTAGCAAACCTAACAACTTATAATAGCATTGGCATTTCTTATACAGAAAGACCACAGGGTGTTAATGGGTCTGTAGATTTTCATTCATATCCAATACCAAGAGCAAAAAATGCAAAGTTTGTTGTAGATGATATCGCTTCCAACAATTGGAATCGTGGTCTTGCTATATCAGAAAACAAATTTGTTATTGGTTCTTCTCCTGCGAGGCTATTAGTTTTTGATGCTTACACGCAGAAGTTTGAAAAGGAAATTGTATTGGAATCAGATATAAGACATGCTATTCATGGACTGGAGATTATAGATGAACTTTAATCAGGAACTTGCCAAAAAAAACTTGGCTGAAAAACTGGAGATTTCCGACAATAGGTGGGCATGGGTATTGCCGGAATCCGAAAACTACCGTAAAATGATCGCCTATGCCCTTGGCAAAAAATTTGTCTGGATTCATCCAGAATACCAAAATGGGCAAAACAATAAGAAAGAAAAGCAAAAGAGATAAAAAACGTCTCAAACGAGAACGAAGAATTCGAGCAAGGAAGCGCGATTATGGAACGGCCAACGTGGGATGAATATTTTATAAATTTCGCCGTTCTGACTTCAACTAGAAGTCCTGATTCTCAAACTAAAGTTGGTTGTGTATTAGTACATGAAAACAGAGTTATTAGCGCTGGCTACAATGGGTTTTGTTCAGGCGTAAATGATTCTTCTTTACCAACTCGTAGGCCAGACAAGTATCCCTTTATGGTACATGCTGAGCAAAATGCTATAAGTAATATGCTTATTAAACCTAAAAAAGATATTATTGCTTACGTAACGCATATGCCGTGCTACAGGTGTGCAAAACTTTTATGGCAAAACAATATTACCACATGGAAGATAGCGAATGGTAATAAAGTCAGTAGCTATTCTGATCAAGACACAATGATACATAATCATTTGATTGAATTTGGACTACAAATAGAGTGGGTTAGCCCAAGTAGGTCTTACTCAAACGAACTGATAGACAGCGATCAAAATGAAAAGCAAGGTACATTGTTCTAGTGTATAATAAGGTGTCGGAAATTAAATAAGCTTTTACGAAGAGCTAGAGCGGCACTTTTTCGACACGCCATTGTTGCACCAAGTCAGTAGTTTAAACTTTACTTTACATAAAATTAACCCTAACAAATTTCTTGGTAAAGCAGTGTCGCTCTTTTTTTACCAACCAAGAGGAAAATAGATGTCGGTTAGAGAGCTTCAGGATTATACTTTCGTAGCAAAATACGCAAGATGGATACCAGAAAAAAAGAGAAGAGAAACTTGGAACGAAGCTGTTAACCGTGTAAAAGAAATGATGCTCAATAAGTACTTCGATAATCCTGAAGTACATGAAGACATTGAATGGGCTTACGAGATGATGCGCAAAAAGCGTGTTCTCGGTTCTCAAAGAGCTTTGCAGTTTGGCGGTAAGCCAATCTTTAAGCATAACGCTCGAATCTATAATTGCATTACCTCTTTTTGTGATCGCTTACGTTTTTTTCAAGAGTGTATGTATCTTTTACTTTGTGGTTGTGGTACTGGGTTTTCTGTACAGAAACACCACATAGAAAAATTACCAACGCTAGTAAGAAACAAAAGCGGAACAAAAAAATATGTTATACCAGACACCATAGAAGGGTGGTCTGATGCAGTAGGTATATTAGTAAGTAGTTACTTTGATCAGGAAGAGTTGTTTCCTGAATACAGAGGCAAGAACGTTAACTTTGATTACTCTGATATTAGACCTGCTGGTGCTTACTTAAATTCTAGTGGCGGCAAAGCTCCCGGCCCAGAACCACTAAAGAATGCTCTATCTAATATTAGAAAGATATTAGACAAGGCATTAAAAGAGCTAGACTTTTGCGATAAATCAATAAGACACCTTACACCCATTCAAGCATACGATATAGTGATGCATAGTGCGGATGCTGTTATTTCAGGTGGAGTTCGTAGAAGTGCTACGATATGTCTATTTAGCCCAGACGATGAAGAGATGGCTAAAGCGAAGACAGGCTCTTGGTTTGTAGAGAACCCTCAAAGAGGTAGATCTAATAACTCTGCTATTCTATTAAGAGATAAAACAACAGCAAAGCAATTCTCAGAACTAATGAAGTCTGTCAAAGAATTTGGAGAACCCGGATTTGTATGGTCTGACTCTACAGAGTTAATAGTAAATCCTTGTGTTGAAATTGGAATGTGGCCTGTAGATGAAACCACGGGACAAAGTGGGTGGCAGGCTTGCAATCTAAGTACAATTAATTGTGCAAAGATAAAGTCAAAAGAAGATTTTCTTGAAGCGTGTAAAGCGGCTTCTATCATCGGGTCTCTTCAAGCTGGTTTTTCTTCCTTTCCCTACCTAGGAAAAACTAGCGAAAACATAGTATCAAGAGAAGCATTACTTGGTGTTTCCATGACAGGTATCATGGAACAACACGAAATATGCTTAAGTCCAGAAGTTCAAAAAGCTGGAGCCAAGGCGGTTAAAGATGAAAATAAAAGAATCACTAAACTCATTGGAATCAACCAAGCTGCTAGAACTACTTGCATCAAACCTGAAGGCACTAGTAGTTGCGTTCTTGGGACTAGTTCTGGTATCCATCCTCATCATGCCAAGCGTTATATTAGACGTGTTCAAGCTAATAAAATGGAACCGATCTACAACTACTTCAGAGAAGTGAATCCAAGAGCTTGCGAAGAGTCCGTATGGTCAAACAATGATAGCGATGATGTAGTAGCTTTCTGTATTGAAGTACCCGCTGGAGCAAAAACCAAAAATCAAGTTGGGGCGATTGACCTTCTTAGCCATGTAAAAAGCACACAACAAAGTTGGGTAATTCCCGGCACTAATAAATCTCTGTGTACTAAGCCTTGGCTTGTACATAACGTGTCCAATACTATTAATGTAAAACCAGACGAATGGGAAGAAGTAGAAAAGTTTATCTACAAGAATAGAAAATACTTTTGTGGAATTTCTTTACTTCCAATTACTGGAGATAAAGATTATCCACAGGCTCCATTCACAGCGATATACTTACCAACAGAACAAGTGCGTCATTACGGAGACGCATCTTTATTTGTTAGCGGCCTAATAGAAGTCGCTCTCAACCTATGGGAAGATAATCTGTGGGCGGCGTGCGATTCACTTCTTGGTGTTGGAGCTAAAATAAAAGGCAACGGCAAAAAAGAATGGTCAGACAGATGTAAGAAATTTGCAGAAAGATACTTTGAGGGAGACCTCAGAAAACTGACGTACTGCATGAAAGATGTATACAACTGGAAAGAGTGGGTAGACTTAAGCAGGGAATACACCTCTGTGGACTATACAGAAGTCATAGAAGAAGAAAACAATGTTAAGCCTGAACAGGAATGGGCTTGTGCGGGCGGTAAATGCGACATTATTTAAGGAGATCATAATGGCGATCATCACGGGACACGCAAGTGCTACAGCTACTATTTATGGATACAAACGTCTTGATGTTAAAAAGCTTTCTGAAACTGCTGAAATCCCAACTAAAGGTCACGCGAATGACGCTGGTTGGGATCTATATGCTGATGAAGACGTTACATTGTGGCCAGAAGAAACTAATCTGGTATCCACTGGCATAGCAATAGCCCTCCCTGAAAACTATGCTGGCTTAATTTGGGATAGATCTTCTATGGGCGTAAAGGGTATACACAGACACGCAGGGGTTATCGACTGTAATTATCGTGGAGAAGTTAAGGTTTGTTTACATAACACAACATCTGAAATGTATAAAATTAAGCGCGGAGACAGGATTGCGCAATTATTAATTCAGGAAATCCCAAAATTTAAACTAAATGAGGTAGAAGAGCTTAACTCAACAGATAGAGATTCTGGTGGTTTCGGCTCTACAGGTAAATAATATATGTCCAGAAGAAAACACACTGATAAAGACTATCAGACAAAAGGACAAACAAAGAGAAGAAAAGCCTTAAAACCAAAAACTAAAAATCAAGAAAACTACATTAGGTTAATGTCAGAAAATGATGTTACCTTTTGCACTGGCCCTGCTGGAACAGGGAAAACAGCAGTAGCAGTGGGTCTTGCTTGTGATTATCTATTAGACAAAAGAGTTGAAAAGATAATTGTTACTAGACCTGTAATTGAATCTGGTCGAGGTTTAGGCTTTCTACCCGGAACTTTTGAAGAAAAAATACATCCGTATTTAGTACCCGTAATAGAAGAGATGGAGTATAGACTAAATACTAATAGGGTTCAGGCTTACAGAGATGAAGGCAAGATAGAAGTTTGTCCCCTAGAATATATGAGAGGGCGAAATTTCCATAACTGCTTTATGATATTAGATGAAGCCCAAAATGCCACGTTTGAACAATTGAAAATGTTTATTACCAGAATTGGCTGGGACTCAAAAGCTGTTATTAATGGCGACATCGACCAAACGGATTTGCTAAAAAAAGAACAGGGTGGTTTAGAGGAATTTCTAGATCGTCTAGATGGTGTGCATGGTGTTGGTCTTGCCGAATTAACTGAAGATGATATAATAAGAAATAAAATTATTTCAAAAATCTTGAATGCTCTTTACGACGATCATTAAATGCCAACATACGATTATCTATGTAACGAATGTGGTTGTGAGTTTGAACAATTTCACGGCTTCAATAAAACTCCTGAACCCTGCAAGTGCGGAAGTTCAGACATTAAGATAGTTATTAATCAAGTTCCTATGGGTTTCGTGAAGGGTGAGCCAACCACTCTTGGTCAGCTTGCCGAATCAAACACAAAAAACATGGGTAGCTATGAACGTAGTGAAAAAAGAGCCAAGCAGCAAGAAGGAAATCTCAAAAAACAAAAGCCTAAAAACTGGGTAGAAAAATCTGGAAGTGCTACACAATCAGAAATAAACAAAATGACAAAATCGCAGAAGGCTAAGTACATCCAAGAAGGCAAGAAATGAATTTGCCGCACAAGTCATCAGAAGAAGTCATAAAATACAAAGACCTTGAAGAAGTCAATATACAATGCGCAGATTGCCAAGAGGAAATATTTAAACTTCTCAGAGTTGCACCAAGCAAAAAAGAAAACAAACTAATTGTTGAATGCCCATTTTGCGATGGAAGAAGTTGGCTTATTGATGTTGAGGGAGACTATTTTCAAGCACCACCCGAAGATTTAATAGTCGATGATATGTACGAAAAAGACGGTGTTATTATAATAGAGCTGGAAGGAAAAGAAGATGGAAGCTGAGGATTTCATTAAGTCTGAGAATGTATCTTATACATACTACGATAAAAACGGAAATGTATTAGATGATGTCTCTAGCTCTTGTGCATACATAGAGAAAAAAGGAACTGGAGATAGCTATAGAGAAAAATACTATCTCAAGACGCTTCGTGGTGGTCTATATGATCCCCAAGGAATAGATGGTAGAAAAGCAAACGCATTGAATACCAAGTTCTCAAAGGTGTCATCAGAAACATTTGATCACTACATTAAATACTTAAGAACTAAACAGAGGAACCATCTTACTTGGGCCGATAGGAGTAATATTGATGTCTAAAAAAACAGGCAAGCTTAACAAAGTCGAGAAGTTTTACATAGAAAACAACGAAGACAAAGAAGTTGGCGAAATAGCGAAAGACCTAAACAGAACTGAAGCGTCAGTTGAAAAGCATATTAAGAATTCCAGAATGAGCCATGTGGACGAAGTTCAGGATAAAAAATCCGATATAAGCGAACTTTTCGGACACAAGGAAGATCGAGGTGTTACAATTATGACTCCTGCCGCTTCGGAAATTGCTGACGAGACAAGATCAAAAAGAATCAACGTATCATCAAAACACAGAGACGCTATCCATATTATTAAGAAAAAATGAGTATCTTCTTATCTAAAGAATTCGACGATTACATTAATATCTATGCCGACCAAAATCCTCTTTGGATAGCAACCCTGTCCAACGGCGAGGAAATCTATCAGGACGATGGAAGAGAAGGCGCAAAGCCATCTAGCGCTTGGACTAGATTAAAGCAATATTGCGACATTAATGACTTACATATTGAATCCATTAAATTGAGAAATAAGTCCCATATAGAAGAACTAGGTTCTGGGCATGATGGGTATTTCTTTTGTAAGTCTGCTGGAGCTTTATTGTTTGGCGATATGACCCAACACTCTTTTATATTTGGTGCTTTGAGTGGGGAGAAGCTTTCCGTAAGGAAATGGAGACTTCCTGAGTTGATACCGGAATCCGTAGAGGAGAGAGATCCCTATGCGAATCCAGAATTTATTATTGCGAAAAAAGGAATATTGGATGAACAAAGGCTACAAGCACAAGACGACAGGTCAAGAATGTAATGCAGCCCAGTACATTGCTGAAATGGTATGTCTGAGAAAAGCCGAAAGAGAAAACGTAGGTAGACCAGCATATGCCCTTTGGAACACGCAGAAGTGGAAGAAGGAGTTCCAAAGCCAAGTAACAAAAGGTTACAAGCTTCTTAAAAAATACCACGAAAAGGCTATCATCAATGCCTTAAATTCTTACAAGGGAAAGGGCATATATTCTCTTAGAGTGGGTTGGCTTGAAGATATTATTAAAAAAGAACAATTCAAGCTAGACAAAATTAACGATAGAGAAATTCAAGAAGTTGAGTACGAAGACAATAGCCTTTCTACTCCCAAACAGCCATACGGAAAACAGAGCAAGATTTCAAGACTCAAGGATTTAGAAAATGAATGATGCAGCAGCACTAAAGACCATTACTAAAAAGTATGGAAATATATTAGTAAATGGTGCTGAAGTTTTTCAGGACTTAAAAGATATGCAGGTCATTCCGGTTAGCCCTGCTTTAGACTATGCTCTTGGTGGTGGCTTTAGAGAAGGCACTTGGATTCAAATGATTGGCGATCCAAAGTCTGGTAAAACAACCACAGCCTTGCAGTTTGCCGCTAATTGCCAAAAGAAGGAATATGGTGAACGTCCTATATTCTATGTCAATGTTGAAGGCAGGTTGAGTACTAAAAACTTTGAAGGAGTGCATGGTCTTGAAGCTGACAAAATTACTGTTGTCCAATCTGAAGGAGAGACCCTTAGTGCAGAAAAGTATCTAGGCGCTGTGGAAAAACTAGTAAAATCTCATCCCAACTGCGTAGTCATTATTGATTCAATATCTAGTTTTATAGCACAGAAGGATTTAGACGAAGAAGTAAGGGGTGATTATAGACCGGGAGTTCCTAAGATACTATCTAACTTCTGCAAGAAGATGAGTAGCGTAGTCCCTAAACAAAAAGCTATTATCATAATGATTACTCACTTTATAGCCAACACTGGTGGTATGGGTAAAAAGAAAGTGGCAGATGGTGGAGTAAAGGTGCGTTACCAAGCAGACACAATTCTTGAGATAGCATGGATTCAAGCTTGGAAAGATAAAAACGAAGGAAACCAAATAGGTCAAGCCCTGCACTGGAAAGTTATAACTTCTGCTCTTGGCGGTTTTGTTGGTGGCGAAGCCATTGGCTGGCTAAGGTATGGGGTTGGAATTGACTACAAGCAGGAGATGTTTGAGCAAGCTAATGACTTTGATTTAATTTCTGCTGCCGGAGCTTGGTATACTTGTGATTTCTTAGTTGAAAACCCAAAGCCGATTAAGAAGCTTCTTGAAGCGGAAGGCATTAAAGAAGACGAGGAAGAAAAAATTATAAAGTTCGTCAAGTTTCAAGGACAAAATAAACTTAAAGAGTTCCTCGACACAAACGATCTTTGGACTTCTTTGCAAAATTCATTAAAGGAAATGCTGTTTTGAGGGCGATAGGGTTTGATGGAAGGGATCGCAGATGGAATATCTCTAAGCATGTTGTTCATGGGGACGATAAAAGACCTCGTTCTAAATTGCATATTTCTGCGAGAAAACTCTTGCGCGATTCATTCCCGTATGATACAATCCTTGAGGAAGTTCCACTTCCCGGTTCACATAAGCCATCAAGAAAATCTACCCTGTTCGTTGATTTCTTGATACCGTCAGAATCTCTGGCGGTCGAAGTTCACGGGCGACAACACTTTGAGTTTGTCGCCCATTTTCATGGAAACAAGGCGGGTTTTAGAAAATCAAAAGCGAGAGATAGAGACAAGGCAAACTGGCTTGAAGCCAATTCTATAACTCTTGTTGTGTTAAGTTATTCGGAATCAGAGGATGAGTGGAAAAGAAGAATTATCAATCGACAAGCTTGAAGAGTTTATAGAGGGCTTAGAAAGCTATATAAACGCTGAAGGTGTTATAAACGTAGAGCATAATCCTGAAGTTAAAGGTATAATAAATCTAAGTTCTTTTGAGCTAAAATCTTTGACAGCAGAAGAGTGCTGCGAGAAAGCCTTCGTTGTTCAGGGTTACTGCAATTACCTACAAAAAATATACAACAAGCATCTAGCTAGATTTAAATGGTGTGAAGAATTGATCAACCACACTGTTGCTAGTAGGGCTAACAATTTTGATAAGTACACAAAGTGGGAAGTAAAAGTAAACTCGGTTATAAGAGAAGATGAATTCATACAAAAAGTATGGAGAGTCAAAAGAGTTGCCGAAGGAAGAATAACCATTTTAGCCGATACAGTAAGAGATGTTAGAAGACAAGCAGACACTCTTCTAGAACTTGGACGGAGAAGAAGAAATGAATCCTATAGACACAATTAAAAAGGGAATACTTGATAATGATATGGAGCAAGTTATTAAGGGCTTTACAGCCCTCACAGGAGAAGAGGTCAGACCAGCAGGAGGAGAGCAAGAAAAAAACCCAGAGCCAAAAACAACCAGAAGTGAATCACACGCCGAAACCGTGCAACCATCAGTGCAGGTGCGGTCGAAAGACTTAGACTTCTCTACAGAACCTAGAGAGGTTGACACAAAGTTTGGTAGAAAAGAACCTATTCAAGTTGGATCAAACCAATTTACAGACGATGGTATTGAAGCCAAGGATGTTACAACACCAGACGTTCCTAGAACAAAGAGACGACCTCCTGTTGAATTAGTTGAAGTTACATGCCACGCTTGCGGTTCTACAGAGAAAATTAACCCAGCATACAAAAGCGGTAGCTATCATCGTTGCGGTAGGTGCGTTGGTTAATGACAGAAGAACTTCGCAATCCCGTTGCAGAAAGAGCCGTTCTTGCTGGACTTATTCAGCATGGAAGCGATGCGTTTATTGATATCAATGGAACAATAGACGAAAAGTCTTTCACTGTAGAAGAAAACCAAATAGTTTGGTCGTGCCTAAAAAAACTATTTGAAAATTCAGACACGGTTGATTTGCCAACCCTGTATGGAGCCGCTAAAGCTATCAACCTAGACTCCGTATTTATGGAGAGGGTTCCTAAAGATTATTACAAACGTCTTTCAGCAATAAACGTAGAACTAAGCAACGTTAAGCACCAAGCATTAACGCTTTGCAAGTTTGATATAGCTAGAGATGTTGATGCTACAGCATCCCAGATACAAAGAAATATCAGAGGGATCACTGGTGACGAAACAATAAGTCAGATAATAAGCATCGGTGAAACTCCATTCTTTGACTTCTCTGCCAACCTCAACAATCAAATTGAAAACGCCCCTGTTCACATCGGGGATGATATTGATGAATACATCCAACATTTAATAGACAACCCTTGCGAAATGATGGGTATTAGCACAGGCTTCCCACGTTTCGATAAAGCTATTGGTGGTGGTTTAAGAAGGGGTAATGTGGATTTGATTGCGGCAAGAGCTAAGGCTGGTAAGAGTCTATTTGCTGATAGCGTTGCGCTGCACGTTGCTGGAAAGCTGGACATTCCTGTTTTGATGCTCGACACCGAAATGTCCAAAGAGGATCATATTCATCGCTTGCTTGGAAACATAACCGACATTCCAATTAATGACATATCTACAGGAAAATTTGGTAAGTCTCAAGGATTGCAAGAAAGAGTCCGTCAAGGCGTAGAGACGTTAAAGAATATACCCTACAAGTACGTTACAATTGCTGGTATGGATTTTGATGAGACACTAGCGGTCATGCGACGATGGAAAGAAAGGGAAGTCGGCAGAGACGAGAATGGAAAAACCAAACCATGTTTGATTATTTATGACTATCTCAAACTGACCAGTTCCTCTCAGATGAATGATATGAAAGAGTTTCAAGCTCTTGGTTATCAAATGCAAAGCTTGGTTAACTTTACAATTAAAGAAAACGTACCATGTCTATCTTTTGTTCAGCTAAACAGGGATGGTTTAACTCGTGAGTCAGAAGATGTAATTAGTGGATCAGATAGGCTTTCTTGGTTTTGTAGTAGCCTGACTATATTCAAAAAGAAGTCAGACGAAGAGTTAGCAGAAGATGCTGGAGCTAGTGGTAATAGAAAGTTAGTTCCATTGATTGCTCGTCACGGTGGTGGATTACCCGATGACTTTGATTATATTAATATGAATCTAAATGGCGACTTCGGGAGAATAGACGAGGGCTTTACAAAGTCTGAATATGTTTTAGCAAATAAGAAAAAGAAAGAAGGGTTTGATAATAACGTACATAGCGGAGAAGAGGGCTTTACTATAGAGGAAGAGATTGACCCGGAGAAACCATTTTGAGAAAGCTTTCAACAAAAGAACTGAAAAAGCTTTCAGACTTGATTGCAGCTAATATAGTACCGATACTTGCTACAAAGTTTAATATAGAAGTTAACAACTTTGATGACTATATTTCTTGTGCTTGCCCAGTACATGAAGGAGACAACCCAAACGCTTTCACAATGAACATCGAGGTTGACCATCCTTATTTCGGATTGTGGAAATGTTGGACTCAAGACTGTCACGAGGAACATATAAATACACCAGTCGGATTAATTCGTGTCTTGCTTTCTAGAGACCTAGACAAGAACGTGTCGTTTGACGAGACTGTTGAATACTGCATGAATTTAGTTGAGACTAACTTTGAAGACCTTAATAAAGAATCTGGATCTGTTAGCTTTAGCAATAAATCCTCCAGTATCCAGAGAGCTTTAGAAAAAAGAGAAAAAAACAAGGCTAAGGGTATATCAAGAAACTTAGTGAGAAACTCTTTAAAAAGACCTGCTGAGTATTATTTAAAGAGAGGTTATTCCAGAGAAGTTTTAGATCAGTTTGATGTTGGTGTTTGTGCAGACCCTAACAAGCAAATGCGCAACAGGGTTGTGGCTCCCGTGTATGATGATGATTTTAAATGCATGGTTGGTTGTGTAGGAAGAGTAATGCACGAAAACTACAATGGAAGAAAGTGGATTAACTCAAAAGACTTTTATGCTGGAGCTTGGCTTTACGGCTATTGGTTATCAAGGGATAATATACGTAAAACACAAACTGCAATTCTTGTCGAAGGACAAGGGGATGTTTGGAGACTATGGGAGGCTGGTATAACAAATGTTGTAGGCATGTTTGGCTCTAGCTTAACAGACACACAAGCAAGAATACTTGAAACATCTGGCGCTTTTACATTAGTATTATTAACAGACAATGATAACGCAGGACAAAAAGCTAAGAAGGCTATCAAAAAGAAATGCGAGAGAAGCTTTAATATAGTAGAAATTGACGTTCCAACTAAAGATGTTGGAGAAATGACCGTAGACCAAATCGTAAAACAAATCAAACCTAAACTACAGGAAACTACAGAATGACAAATATCTTGGGTATCTCTGGAAGAAAACAAAGCGGCAAAACCACCTGCTCTACATTTCTACATGGCTATCAACTTAGATTTAATGACATTGTTGAAAAATTCATAATGGATGAGGATGGCAACCTAATCGTTAATGCGACACAAGTTAACGAGAAGGGCGAAGAGGTAGATGGTATGGGTTTTCTGGACATCGAAAGAAAAGACCCAGAGTTCATAGAATACGCAAGCAGGACAGTATGGCCTTACGTGAAATCCTTCAGTTTTGCAGATCCACTTAAAGTGATTGCTATTGAACTTTTTGGATTGACTATGGAGCAGTGTTATGGAACAGACGAAAATAAAAACACGCCCATAAATATAAAATGGGAAAACATGCCTAGCTCTGAAGACAAAACTGGATTCATGACAGCTAGAGAATTCTTGCAGTCTTTTGGCACAGACGTTTGTAGAAAAATTAAAGATAACATTTGGGTTGAAAGCTGTATCTCCAGAATGTTAACCAGTGGGACAGAATTAGCTATAGTTCCAGACATCCGATTTCCAAACGAAGTAGAGGCAATACAAAAAGCTGGCGGTAAAGTTATACGCCTAACTAGATCTCCACACGAAGACTCACATCCAAGCGAAACATCATTAGACAACTACGAGGAGTTTGACCATGTGATAGATAACCAAAACATGAATATAGATGAGACAAATATGGAATTAATGAAAAGACTCAGGGAATGGGGATGGCTAAAAACCAAAAGCTCATAAGTATACCGTGGGATGCACGGATGGTAGAACAAGCGCAAACAAAAGCAAAGAAACTAGGAAGGATAAACAATTCAATATTAAGAGGTGGAGGCAATGCTGCCGGATACCTTGGAGAAGAAGCGGTTGCCGCTTATATCGAAGCGAAAATAACAAGTTGTAATAAAGGTAATGAAAAATACGATTATGACATTATCGCTAAAGATGGCCGCAAGATAGAAGTAAAAACAAAAAGAAGAACAGTTGATCCTTTGGATTACTATGACGTTTCCGTTGCAAAAACAAGCGTTCATCAAAGGCCAGACTTATATATTTTTGTAAGTATTAGTTTTGAAAATATGGCGATGCAGGCAGGAAAACGTGTGTATCGTGGTATTAAAAATATTTGGATAGTAGGGCAGGCAGAGCCTGAAGATTACTTTGCTAGAGCAAAGATTTGGAAAAGCGGCGAAATTGATAAGAGAAACGGTTTTAAAACTCATGTAGATATGTATAACTTGCCCATATCGGAAATTGACCCATTAGATGATAGTTTGTTACCACAGGAGTAGTAGTCTTGGTACGTTAGAATTTTGTCAGCAGAAATACTTTTTGCAATACAACCTTTCTTTCAAAGACAAGACCAATAAAAAAGCTTTGATGGGTACTATTACCCATAAGGTTATGCAAACTCTTGGAGACAAGAAAATTGCAATGAACAAAGGTCTTGATGTAGTAGAAGACGACGAGACCGGCAAAACGCTAACGCTTGAAGAGTGTGACAATCTAGAGTTATTAAATGACCTAGCCTTTGATTACTACTCGTCTAGCTTCCCAGAAGTAAACATAACGCAAGCAGACAAACGAACCTGTCTGAAGTGGGCAGAAAAAGCGGTAGCATACGAAGGGGGATCTTTAGACCCAAGAAACCAAGAAGTATTTGCGACCGAACTATTCTTTGACTTTGAAATAAAAGAACCTTGGGCGAAATACTCTTACGATCTTGGTGGCAAAACAATTGAAGGGTATCTATCAATCAAAGGAACGGTAGACCTAATATTAAAACAGTCCGAAGATTACTATGAGATTCTAGATTACAAAACAGGAAAAAGAATAGACTGGGCAACTGGAGAAGAGAAGACCTATGAGAAGTTACAAAAGGATACGCAGCTTCTCTTGTATTACTATGCTTTGAAAAATATGTATCCAGAGCGTGAGTTTTCAATCAGTATTTACTACATAAATTCTGGCGGTTTATTCTCGATGGCTTTTGACGAAGAAGACTACCAGAAAGCCGAAGACATACTAAGGAAGAAGTTTGAGCAAATAAGAAATACCCAACACCCCAAACTCCTATCTAATAAAAATGCTCATTGGAAATGCCAAAAGCTTTGTAAGTTCAGCGAGCCTTATAAAGATACAGGAAAAAGCCTATGCCAACACATACGAGATGAAGTCATAGAGAAGGGTGTAAATCAGGTTGTTGAAGAGTACGGAAATATTGAAAAAATTACCACCTACGGTGACGGCGGTGGTAGACTAGCGGATAAGAAAAAATGAATTGGACACCCCTACATTTGCATACACACTACAGTCTCCTAGATGGCCTCTCAAAGCCCTCACAGGTTGCCTCACGGTGTGAAAAGCTTGGCTTTGAATCCTGTGCCTTAACTGATCACGGCACTATATCGGGCGCTGTGGCCTTCACACAGGCATGTAGATCTAAAAACATTAAACCAATACTCGGATGCGAGTTCTACCTAAGCCAGCAAGATTGCACAATTAAGTCCGACAAAAATAGAAGCCTGAGTCATTTATGCGTATTAGCTAAAAACAGGCAGGGTTGGGACAGCTTAATCCAAGCTGTATCCAAAAGTAACGATGAGGAAAACTTTTATTACAGACCTCGTTTAGATTTACAAACTCTGGGACAGTTCGCAAACGATAATCTCATAGCTTTTAGCGGTCATCTTGGAAGCGACTTGGCAAACGCCATATTTGCCGACCCTAAATCAGCCTATAGCGCACCGACAGAAGACGAAGCCAAAAGATATGTACATCCCGATTGGGTTGATAACGTACTACTGTTAGCAAACAAGTACAGGGATATTTTTGGTAAAGACAACTTCTTTCTTGAAATTCAAGCTATAGATCAGGAGAACTCGCCTGCTGCAAGTTTGGTTGTTCAGGGTTTAAGATACATAGCCAAGAAATATAAATTCCAAACCGTTGCTACAGCAGACTCGCATTATCCAGAAAAACAAGACGCTGGAGATCAATTACTTCTTCTTTGCTCTGCAATGAAAACAACCTTGCGAGGAATCAGAAAGAAGCTCAAAGAAAACGGAGATGTTGCCTTTGGTGGGTTCATGAAGTCTAACAACTTCCACATTCCCTCGCTAGAAGAAATCCAAGCGGTGAATCAACCACATGAAATAGCCAACACAATGCAAATCGCAGATATGTGTGATAGCTATGACATACTTGGAAAACCAATGCTTCCTAAGTTTAGTTGCCCTCAAGACAAATCAGAAGAAGAACATTTACGACAGCTTTGTAGAGATGGTTGGTTGTCTAGACTAGCCCCAACTGGAAAAGTAAGTAACCAACAAGCAAAAGATATATACACAGAAAGAATCAAAGCAGAACTAGATGTTATTAGTGATGCAAATCTTGCTGGATATTTTTTAATAGTAAGAGATATTGTAAACAGCGTTCACGAGAAGAACCATATTCCGGGGCCGGGAAGAGGTTCTGCTGCTGGCTGTTTAGTATCATATCTAGTAGGGATAACGCAAGTAGACCCAATAGAGTATGGATTAATCTTTGAGAGGTTTTACAACGCAGGTAGAAATACTGATAACCATATCTCTTTGCCAGATATTGATATTGATGTTCCCGCATCCAAGCGTGATGAAACAATTGATTACATACGAAATAAATACGGCCAAAAAAGAGTTGGCCAAATGGTTACATTCGGAAGACTTCAAGGAAGAAGCGCTCTTAAAGAAGTTTTAAGAATGAACGAGGCTTGCGGTTTTGATGAAATGAACGCAATAACAAAAAGTCTACCGCATGAACACGAAGTTTCCGACCAGTTGGCTGAGATGGATGACCCATCAGTAATTAAATGGACTTTAATGAACCAGCCAGAGGTTTTAAGAGGTTATTGCAGGCTTAATGACAAAGGTGAGCTAGAGGGAGACTATTCAAAGCTCTTTGCTCAGGCCATGCGAATAGAAGGAACTTTTAAATCTCAGGGCAAACACGCAGCGGGTGTTGTTATATCTTCACACAGTCTGAATGAAGTTTGCCCAATGGTAAGAGACAAGAAGGGTGCAGAAAAGATAGCTGGAATGGAAATGAATGACTTAGAGGCTATGGGGCATGTCAAATTTGACATACTTGGTATTTCATTATTAGATAAAATTATGGGAGTTAGGGATCAACTCGAAGATAGCAATGTTTAAAAAAGAAGCAAAAAAAGGTTACCGACAAAGAGTAAAGAACAAGATCGAAAACGGAAGGTACGAGGAGTACAAGGGTCTTTCGATTTGTAAGATAAACGACTATTACCCGCTAATGCACGGTAAAACAAAATACCAAGTACATTCGCACTTTTTTAGTAAACTGTATGATGATATTGATATGGCATTAGACAAATTTTTTGAGATTAGAAGGAAAATAAGATGAATTACAAGGATATTATTGTCTTTGATTTTGAAACTGGATCACGCAATCCTGATAAAACACAACCCGTGCAAATTGCGGCAGTTGCTATTCACGGCAGGAAGTTGACGGTTCAACCAGAGGGCTACTTTGAGAGTCTTATAAGGCCGATATTTGATGACGAAGAGGCTATTGAGCAGGGTCTAGATCCGATTGAAGATGAAGCTTTGGCTGTTAATGGTAAAACCAGAAAAGAATTAGCAAAAGCTCCATCGGCCAAGACAGTCTGGAAGAAGTTTACCAATTTTGTTAACAGGTATAACTTCAAAGGGACTCCTTACTATGCACCTATTGCGGCGGGTTATAACATAGTCGGGTTTGATATGCCGATTGTGCAACGTATGTGTGATATGTATGGGCCGGTAGACAAGAAGACAGGCAAGCAAACACTGTTCAACAAAATCCACAGAATTGATGTAATGGATAGTGTCTGGATGTGGATGGAAAATAATGCCGATGTTAAATCTCTTAGCATGGATTCAATGCGAGACCTGTTTGGTATGAGTAAAGAAAATGCTCATGATGCTCTACAAGATGTTAAAGATACGGCCAACTTGATGATTGGCTTTATGAAATTGCATAGAAGAATTGCGCCAAAAATTAAATTTGAAAAGGCTTTTGCAGATGGAAACCTCCACATTTGACATTCTTGAACTTGAGTTTCAAGATAAAAAAGCTTGGGATTTGATATGCTCAGGAAAGACTAAGGGTGTTTTTCAGCTAGAAAGCAACTTGGGTAAGTCTTGGGCTAAAAGAGTCAAACCAAGAAACATAGAAGAGCTTGCTGCTTTAATATCAATTATCAGACCGGGAACATTAAAAGCTATCCAAGATGGCAAATCAATGACCCAGAGATTTGTTGATCGTAAAAACCTCAAAGAAGATATAACCTATCTTCACCCCTCTCTGAAACCCATACTAAAAGGAACTCAGGGAGTTCTTGTCTATCAAGAACAGTCTATGCAAATCGCTCAACAGCTTGCTGGCTTCAGTCTTCAAGAAGCCGACAACTTACGTAAAGCGATTGGTAAGAAGAAAGCTGACTTGATGGCAAAGGTTAAAAAGCAATTTTTAAAAGGGTCGATTGAACAAGGCGTTTTAACTAAAGAAGAAGCAGAAGAGATTTTTAGTTGGATTGAAAAATCTAGTAGATACGCCTTCAACAAATCCCATGCTGTTTCTTATGCCATATGTGCTTACTGGAGTGCATATGCTAAGGCTCATTATCCATTACAGTTTTACTGCAATTATCTTCTTCATTCTTCTGGAAAGCCTGATCCACAGCAAGAAGTAAAAGATCTTGTAAATGACGCAAAGAATAATGAGATCTATATAAGCCCACCTTCTATAAAATCTATCAACGCTAGTACTGATATTATTGATGGTCATATACACTTCGGTCTTATGGATGTCAAATCTGTTGGCATGAAACAAATAGATAAATTTAAAACCGTTGTTGTTGATATAGAAGAATCCTTGGATAAGCCCTTGTGTGACTGGTCTTGGCATGAGTTTCTTGTTTTAGTTTCCCCCAATATGAATTCAAGAATGCTCATAGCATTAATATCTGTTGGGTTCTTTGCTCATCTACCAGAATCAAGACAGCGAATGCTTGACGAGTTTGATACTTGGAGTGGGTTAACAAAAAAAGAACAGGAATGGGCAGTAACACACTATCTTAAATATAATAATCTTATAGAACTCTTGACAGCAATGGCTCCAACAAAGAAAGAAGGAGGAGCTACATTTAACTCAAAAAGATCAGAGATAATCAAAGACTTGCTAATTCAGTGTAAAAATCCTTCTTACTCATTAAAAGATGATCCAGAGTGGGTTATAAGAACTGAAGAAAACTATCTTGGCGTTGCTTTGACTTATTCAAGAATTGAGACTTACGAAACCAATTTAGCGAACACTACAATAAAAGAGTTTTATGATGGCAAGAGAGGTGATGTAAAGATGGCCGTAACCATCTCAGATGTAAAAAAATATATCACCAAGAAAGGAAAAATGCAGGGGACAGAAATGGCCTTTTTGTGTGTCGAAGATCATACTGGAACTTTGGATACAGTAACTGCATTTGCGGAAAAATGGAAAGAGTACAAAAACGTTTTGTACGAAGGTAACAATATTATACTAGTGGGTCAAAACTCTAAAAAGAAAAGATACCAGCTTGATGACGGCTTTATTATTGAAAGCGTGATAGAACTCAATTGACTCATGCGTACATAACACATATCATTAATTAACGATTGATCCTTTAATAGCAAGGAAAGCCATGAACACTATCTCAAATTATTGTCGCTTCATTGGCAGGCTAACCGCCGACCCAAAAGTTGTAGAATTCGACAATACATCACTATGTACTTTTACATTAGCAATTAGTGAATACAGAAAAGAAAAAAACGGTGAGAAAAAGAAAAGCGTTAACTTCTTCGACTTTGAGGCGTGGGACTCAGGTGGAGAAACGATAGAAAAGTATTGTGTTAAGGGTGACATTATTGATTTAGTTGCCTCTGCAAGAAATAATTCTTGGACGGATAAAAATGGCAACAAAAGGTTTTCAACAAAATTCAGAGTCAAAGAATTCAAGCTCTTTAACTCCCCTAGAGAAAAAGAAGTGTTTAAACAAGAACAGTCTAGTTAACTCAAATAAGTTAGATCAAAAAGAGCTTGAAGAAAAGCTAGTTCATTCTCATTATGGATTGGTTGTTTCTCAAGCTCTTTATTTTTTAGATGATCCTAATTTTGAGGACTATATTCAAGCAGGTCTTATTGGACTGCTTAAAGCAATTAGAAAATACGATAAAAACAAATCTAAGTTTAGCACGTATGCTTCTGTTTGTATAAGAAACGAAATTAGTAACTTAAACAAAAAAGCAACAAAGCATGCAGTAAAAAATTCTAGATCTGTCACAGAACAAGATAAGCAGTATAATAAACAAGAGGTTTTGGATGAATGTATTCCAGAGTTTCTATCGGAGGAAAACAAGTTTATAATTAAACTAAGGATTCAGGGATATACAAATTTAGAAATATCTAATTTTATGTCATGCTCTAAGGCCGAAGTAAAAGAAAAGATAGAGTTAATTATAAAGCTGTTGAAAGACTATAACGAATGAGAAAAAAAAGAATACTCTTTTGTGGCGAAGCAACATATCTTAACACTGGGTACGCAACATACCTTCGTGAAGTCATGAAGCGACTTCATGCAACAGAAAAGTATGACCTAGCTGAGTTTGCAAGTTATGGAGAATTAAAAGATCCTAGAGCAAAAACTGTACCTTGGAAATTCTACGGCAATTTACCAGACGACGAAAGCCAACAAGAAAGATACGATTCATTACCAACTAATCAGTTTGGTGAATGGAAATTTGAATCTGTGCTTTTAGATTTTCAGCCGGATATAGTATGTGATATACGAGACTTTTGGATGTTTGAGCATCAAGAAAGATCTCCGTATAGACCGTATTTTCACTGGGTTGTCATGCCCACTGTTGATGCTGCGCCTCAAAATGAACAATGGTTGTCAACCTTTGAAAGTGCTGATGCTGTATTTAGTTATTCAGACTGGGGACATGAAGTCCTTGAGAAAGAATCAAATGGTAGCATTAAATGTTTAGGATCTGCTCCACCATCTGCTGATGCAGCTTATATTCCGGTAGAAGATAAAGCCAAGCATAAAGAAAGTATGGGCTTTGAGGAAAACATTAAGTTTATTGGCACTGTGATGAGAAACCAAAGAAGGAAGCTATTCCCAGACCTCTTTGAGTCTTTTAGAAAGTTTCTCGATCTAAGCGGTAGAAATGATGTTTGGCTTTACTGCCACACCAGCTTCCCAGACTTAGGATGGGACATACCAAAACTATTACTAAGATATAATTTGTCGAGCAAGGTTGTTTTCACTTATATCTGCAATAAGTGCGGTCATACTTTCCCAGCTTTCTTTTCTGACGCCAGAAGAAAATGTCAAGCTTGTGGTTCTTTTTCGGCAGGTCTAGCAAGCGTACAAAAAGGAGCGTCTTATGACTACCTTGCTAGTATTATGAACCTCTTTGATCTTTATATACAGTACGCCAATAGCGAGGGCTTTGGTCTTCCCCAAGTAGAAGCCGCTGGCTGCGGAGTTCCTGTCATGAGTGTTGATTACTCAGCCATGTCTAGCGTTGTTAGAAAGCTTGGTGGAACACCACTAAAACCCAAGGCACTTTACAATGAACTAGAGACGGGTTGCAATAGAGCGGTTCCTGATAATGACTATACAGCTCAGAAGATAGAAGAATTTTTTAAACTAAGCGACGAAGACAGAAAAAGCTTGGGTAAAAACTCAAGACTTAACTTTGAAAAATATTACCAGTGGGACAAAACAGCCAAAAAGTGGGAAGACCACTTCGATTCAGTTGAAATAAAACCAGACGAAGAAACTTGGAAGTCTCCACCTCGAATACACCAACCAGTTAACAATGTTCCAGCAGGGTTATCAGCGTCTCAATACGCAAGATGGTTAATCGTTAATGTTCTGGGAGAGCCTGAAAAACTGAACACATTTTTTGAGTCAAGACTGATAAGAGACTTGAATTATGGAATGTTTGTCATGGGTACAGGAGATTCTTACCTTAACGAAGATTCCTATAAGTTTGTAAGACCTCAATTTGAAAAGTTTGAAAAAGAGGATGCTCACAAAATGATGGTCAACATGTGCAATAAACGCAATCAATGGGAAGCCATAAGAAAAGAAAATATCAAATGAAAGTTTTATACATAGGTTGCTATAGAGACGGTACTGGCTGGGGACAAGCCGCTACGGATTATATACTGGCGATGGATACTGCTGGAATTGATGTAGTTCCAAGGCCAATCAAGCTCAATTCTAATCAGATAAAAGTACCAGACAGAATTATAGAGTTAGAGAAGAAAGATAGCTCTGGCTGTAATATTTGCATACAACACATTCTCCCACATTTAATGGAATACACCAATAAGTTTGATAAGAACATAGCCCTCTACGCCACAGAGACCAGCAATTTTATTGATTCTGGATGGTCTAGAAACATAAATCTTATGGATGAAGCGTGGGTCATAAACAACCAAATGGTTAAAGCCTCGCAAGATAGTGGTGTAGACATACCAATAAAGGTAGTTCCTCACGCCTGTGACTTTAACAAGTTTACCAGAAGCTACAAACCATTCGAGCTATCCTCGACAGATAACACCTTCACTTTTTACACAATAGCTGACTTTAATAAAAGAAAAAACCTAGAAGCCTTCGTTAAAGCATTTCATGCTGAGTTTGATCCTTCGGAGCCGGTCTCCATAATGATTAAATCAAGCAAGTATGGACTGACTGATGAAGAGACTGCAATAAAGATTAGAGACCTCTGCAATCAAGTTAAGACAGGTCTTAAAAAATTCAAGAATCTGAGTGACTATAAAGAAGACTTGATAATCACAAGTTTTATTAGTAATGAAGATATTTGCAGGCTACACAGCTTTGGAGATTGCTTTGTGATGCCTAGCTATGGGGAAGCTTGGTGTATACCCGCTTTTGATGCTATGGCTTTCGGTAAGACCCCTATCTGTACGAACATTGGTGGTATGGCAGATTTTGTTGGGGATGGAGGATTTCTTGTAGAGGGTGTCATGGAACCTGTTTGCGATATGCTTGATACTTTTCCAGCCCTGTTTACGGGAAATGAAGACTGGTGTTCAGTTAGCATACAAGGATTAAGGGAGTGCATGCGACACGCTTATGAAGAAAGCTCTTCTCTTAAAAAGATGAAGGAGACAGGATTAAAGCGAGCATATGAATACTCCCATGAGAATATTGGTAACTTAATAAAGGATCTGTTAAATGGCGTTAGTTAGTCCGATATCTCAAATTATTAGAGCCTCCACAAGGAAGCCAGATGAGAAGTTAAATATTCTCACCTTCCCTACGCACGAACGATATGAAACCATGCTTTCAAAGACTGGTCATAATTTCTATGCGTATCGTGCAGAAGGTATCAAAGATTGGAACGAAACCTATGCTAAAACACCAGATAATTATGTGTTGCTAGATCCATCACTGGGCGATAGTCAAGTTCCAGAATACGTAGATTTTGATTTGGTTCTCTCGCAAAACAAATTTGGTCAATACCAAAAAGCTAAACAGCTCGCGCATCAACTTCACCTACCATTGGTCAGTTTGGAACATACGCTTCCAATGCCGGAATGGGATGAAAACATCATGGGTCAAGTAAGAGAGATGAGGGGAGATGTCAATGTATTCATTTCAGAATATAGTATTAACGCTTGGGGGTGGGAGAATAGACTTCAAAGCTTTCTAAACAATGACACGTTTGTTATTACTCATGGTGTAGATACTGAACTATTTTGCTCAAAAGAAGACGAAAGAAGCGACGAGATACTGTCGGTAGTTAACGACTGGATAAACAGAGACTGGTGCTGTGGCTTTAGTGTTTGGCAAGAAGTAATAAAAGGACTACCTTACAAGGTGGTTGGCGATACTCCGGGTTTGTCTGAACCAGCCGCTTCAACCGAAGGGCTTGTCGCCACCTACCAAAACAGCAGGATATTTTTGAATACATCAACTATATCCCCAGTTCCGACAGCTTTAATGGAAGCGATGTCTTGTGGTTGTGCGGTTGTATCAACCGCAACCTGCATGATCCCAGAAGTTATAGAAAATGGAGTTAATGGTTTTATAACAAATAATGTTGGAGAAATGAAACAGTATCTTGTAGATCTATTAAATGATGAAGATATGGCAAAAGAAATTGGTGAAAACGCCAGAAAGACAATCTTAGAAAGATACTCTACAGAACGGTTTGTTGAAAACTGGGACAGGCTACTAACAAATTCAGCTAAAATAGTATTTAAGGGATAATATGAAAATTAGAATTACGGTTGGTGACGACCAAAAGCTTAGTGGTTATCTAAATATAGACCCTATATCCAAATTTGACGATTTATCAGTGGATATACGCAATCTTGATGAAGTCGCCTCAGACGCAGAATGTATGGAAATTCTTTCTGATGACGTAATAGATTACCTAGAAAAGGAAGAGTCTATGCGGGTTGTGTCTCACTGGGCTAAAAAGTTGAGGCATGGCGGCAAAATAATAGTAACATCAATAGACGCACATGAAGTTGCCAGATCGTTCTACAGAAAAGAAATAGACGTACAAACGTTTAACAAGGCTATTCATGGCAATTTTACTCAACCTTGGGATGTAAGACTTAGCCAAACAACACTAGAGGAGCTATCTAGCTTTCTTGAGTCTGTTGGTTTACAGGTCACTAAAAAAAGAATCAATGGCATTAAATTAGTAGTGGAGGCAGAAAGACCATGAATAACGAATTAGATACAAATTTTGAGCAAGTAGAGCCTCAAAGACAAACTCTAACGACTTCTTGTAAAGATTGTATATTTGCTATTAAAGAAGATAAGTTACAAACAGGATGTTCATTTGGAAGAATAGAAGCGTATTCTAATAGGGGTATCAATATTATAGAAGCAGAAGACTTAGAAGAAAACGAGTTTTTTGTACTTGAAACTTGGTGCAATGCCTACAGGGAAGAGATTTGGAAAACAGCTAATGAGAAAGAGGGTGTAGAAAAAGCTCTCAGAAAAGAATTAGATCCCAAAGTTCAATTTATTATTATAATTCAGGATAGCTTAGACGGTATAGAAAAGACCATAGAATCAGCCCTTAATCAAGAAGAATTTGCTGCTAAAAGATTAATATTTGTTAACAACAGCGAGTTATCTTATTTTGAAGTGATAACAAAAATTAACGAAGTTGTTCCAGAGGGAACGGATTACAGAATTCAAGATATCAGAGGAGAACTCAGTGATCTTGAAGTGATCGACGAAGCTTTTAATAATGTCTCAAATGGATACTATACGGTAATAGAATCTGGAAAAGAACTCCCATCAGATGTCATTAAAAAAATATACGCTGCAATAAGTATAAAAATTCAAAAGGTAGGATATATAGAACCTACAGATGGTATTAACTTAATGACAGTACAAGCGGTTCTTCATAAGTTTTTATACGGAAACAGAGGTGCTTCCTTAAAAACAAAGTTAGAAGACGGGGAAGTTGCAGATAAAGTTAAAGAGGGAAACTCTCTAATTAGAAACTGGAATGAAATTTAATGACATTACCAACAGTTACTGTACTAATAGCGAACTATAACGATGAAGACTACTTAGACATTGCTATAGAAAGCGCTATTAACCAAGACTATCCCGGCCCATTAAACATATGTATTGTAGACGATGGTTCTACAGATGGATCTTGGGGTATCATCGAAACCTACATTAAAAATCCTGCAAAAGATACCACCGAAAATGATTTAGACATAACCTTTTCTCAATACTCCGGTGGAAGATTTGGCAACACAAAAGTATACGCTATTAAAAATGAGAATAGTGGCCCAAGTGAAGCTAGAAATGTAGGCATTAGATACATGATGGATAAAACAGAAATATTTGCCATCTTAGATTCTGATGATGAAATGTATGAAAATAAAATAACTGAATGCCTTCCAGTCTTTGAAAGAGGTGAAGGTATGGTTGGTGTAGTTTATGCAGACTACGACACATTGCATATGGACACAGGAAAAGTTATTAGAGAATATAAAGAGCCATTTAGCAGAAATAGACTCACACAAGAATGTATAGTTCATAGCGGATCTTTAATTTCCAAAGAAGCCCTAGAAGAAATTTTGGAAGAAACTGGCTATTACGATAACACAATGAGAACTTGTGAAGATTATGATCTTTGGATGCGAATAAGTGAAAAGTTTATTATAGCCCATGTTCCCAAGGCGCTTACCAGAGTAAGGGTTACTGGAGACAACTCTTCTTTTATTGTCAATCAAGAAACTTGGCAAAAAAATTGGAGAAGGGTCATGGAAAAAATGCAAGCAAGAATAAATGCCAAATAGGTTTACGACAACAGTAAAGAAAATAGGCGCTGGAACAGCTCCAGAAAAACCGCTGACAGTAATAATACCTGTTGCGGGCATGGGTCATAGAATGAAATCTTATGGCCCAAAGTGCTTACTGCCTGCAAATAAAAAAGAAACTATACTAGAGAAAACAATCTCTAATATAGAAAGGGAATATCCCTATTCTGATATTATTGTTGTAGCTGGGTTTGAATCAGAAAAAGTAATCAAAACCCTACCACAAAGCGTAAGGGTTGTTGAAAACTATCAGTATGAATCAACCAATATTGCCGAAAGCATAAGAATTGGCATTAATGCCGCAGCGAATAAGCACCTTCTTATTGTTTATGGAGACTTGGTTTTTAATGTCTACTCTATTAGAGATATAACATCAGACGGCCCATGTGCAGTTGTAGACTCTAAAGAAAGATTTAAAGAAGATGAAGTAGGGGTTACAGTAGTCGATGAAAACATAACTAATTTTGCTTACGGGCTTCCTAAAAAATGGTCGCAAATAGCTTACTTTGAAAATAAGTCTTTTGACATTTTAAAAGAATTATGTTCAGACAAAAGAAAAAGTAAACTGTATCCTTTCGAGCTGTTTAACATAATTATTAATAGCGGCATATCAATGAAGGCAAAGGAGCCATCCGGTATGCTAATAAAAGAAATTGATTCACTAAAGGATCTATGATGGGTACTCTTTGGGCGTATGTAAATAACAATTACAAGTGGTATGCATGGTATTATCTTGAAGGCGAAATTCAGGTTAAACTAGGGCCGTTTTGCAAACAAGAAGAAGCTATGGAAGCAGCGAAAAATTATGAAAATTCTAATAAGTAGCGATGGGTTTCACGCTCACTATCACATAAGAATGTCTTGGCTTAAGGTATTCTCAGCAATGGGTCATCAGGTGCAATTATGGCACAAAGATGAGAAACCCGCTTTTGATGCTTTCGATGAATTTGAGCCAGATCTGTTCATGGGGCAAACCTACAATATTACAGAAGCTCTGTGTAAATGTATCAAACAAAGACCTCACATGAAGGTTGTCATGCGGGCTTCTGATTGGGGTCATATGCAAACAGGTATTGACTTAGAAAAATACCCAATCCTAGTGGCCCAAGAAGAAGAAAAGAAGTTACTTGAAAAACTTAAGAAAGAGACAGGAAGACCAGACTTTGTCCACAACCACTATCACGATAATTGGATTAGAGTAACGCATAATAAGTGGCAGGACATTGGTATTAAGCCCGTTTCCTTAATACATGGAGCCGATATATTCGACTTCTACGTTCAACCACCAGTGGAGTCTCTCAAATGCGACATTGGATTTGTTGGTGGGTACTGGCCTTACAAGGCAATCAATCTCGATAAATACTTGATTAGTTTGTGTCACCCAGTAGGCGATTATAACATAAAAATATTTGGTGGTTCAGACTGGCCTGTTGTGCAATACATGGGTCGTATAGCTTCTGAAAATGTTGGGGCGTTATTTTCGTCTGCTACTATTTCACCAAACATCAGCGAACCACACTCCCAACACTTTGGGTATGATATCATCGAAAGACCGTTCAAAATTCTAATGAGCGGCGGCTTTTGTATTTCTGATTACGTTGAATCAATGGCTAACGATGTATTTACAAACAATGAAATTGTTTTTGCCAAAACCCCAGAAGAATTCAAGCAGCTTATAGACTACTACCTTAAAAACCCAGAAAAAAGAATTGAGCATATCCAAGCCGGATACAATTCTGTTGTTCAGCGTCATACTTATTTTCATAGGGTTGCCAAAATCTTTTCTGAATTAGGGATGCAGTCAGAAGCTGATAAGTGCATGGAAACTATGAAACAGTTTTTCGTTGAGGAATAAAATGACCGTACTTGTAACAGGTGCTAATGGCTTTGTAGGAAGAAACCTTATACAATCCCTTCACACCAATAGAAGAACCTTTGGCAATATTATCAATATCAGCAGAAGGCCATTTACTTCTCCCTTTGTTCACAAATCCTATAAATGTGATTTAGGGTTCTCTGATCAGGAAGATAATCGTTTCTATGCGCTTAGAAACGTTATGAAAAAACATAAACCTGAGTACATATTTCATCTTGCTAGTAAAGCTACAGTTAAGATGACAGGTAATGAACCTTTTCAGATTCTGCAAGATAACATATTAAGTACTCAAAAAATCTGTCAATGGGCGCCGAAAGGCGCAAGAGTAGTTCTAGCATCTACAGTCATTGTTTATGGAGACTGGATTTTTGAACAAGGGTCTTCTGACTTTCCCGGTAGGGAAGCAAGACCATATACGGAAGAGGATCGAACAGAACCAACTTCTATCTATGGAATGACAAAGCGGGCTTCCGAAGGAATTCTTAATTACTACACCAGTACGGGACAGATAAAAGGGGTCTCGGCTCGTATGTGTGCAACTGTTGGGCGTGGGTTAACCCACGGGGTTGTTTATGATTTTATTAAGAAGATATTATACAACCCCACTTTAGAAGCGTTGGGAAGCAAACCGGGATCTACTAAACCTTATTGCCACATAGATGATTTAAAGAACGCTTTAATACTTTTAGCGATGAAGGGTTCTGCTGAAGGAGCGTACAACATAGTTCCAGATGACGCAATAAATATTGAACAAGTAGCCAAAGCTGTTATGAATGGACTTGAAGTCTACAGAAATATAGATTGGCTTGGCGACGGAGCAAACTGGAAGGGTGATAACAAGTTAATAAGCGTATCAAACGATAAGCTAAAAAGCATTGGCTGGACACCTAAATATGGCTCTAAAGAAGCAATATTTGAAGCTGTGAGAAATATGTCATGAAAATACTTTTTCATCCAATAATGCCTTTAGACCTAAAAGACCCGTCACATGTCTCAGATTATCAGTCGGATATGGTCTTTCATGGACTAGTTAAAAATCTAGGACAAAATGTTCACACCTATCACAATCTTTGGTGGCATCATAAAAAAGCCAAAGAAGGAAACGAACGCGACTTTTCTAAAATCTGGGGCAAAGGTTTTACCATGTACGGACTCCTCGAAGAAGAGGAGTATCAAACCTTAGAGATTAACGAAAGGCACTCCAATTATGATGCGATTGTATTGCCAATACATTGGAGTCATACAAGTCAGCACCGATACATCATCACACTTTTAAAAAATCTCCTGTCAAATGGCTATGAAAAAAAGCAATTAATTGTAGTGGATGGTTGGGATAGAGATTATATAAATCCTGAAATTGCTGAAAAATGTACATACTACAAAAGAGAAATAAAAGATGGGCAAGAAGAATTCGCTAAGCCTGTTTCGTTTGCATTTCCAGAAGAAAAGATCAGGCCAGTAGACGACTCAAAAAGAAAAGTCCCCTTTGCTCCATTAATACCAGTTAATCAATCAATTGATTCCTCGTATATGTCTACCTATCAATACGACACAGAGCAAAGTTATTACGATATGTATCAAACTGCTTACTTCTCGTATACATCTAAAAAGGGTGGTTGGGATACTTTGCGTCATTATGAAATAATAGCAAATGGTTCTATCCCATTTTTTGTTGATATTGAAAACTGTCCTAAAAACATATTATGGAATTTCCCAAAAGAAAGATTACTTCAGGCTAGAAATAGTTTGGGTGGAATACCAAACTTAAAAGAGGGCGATTGGAACGGACAGTCATTACCACATTGTGGCGTAATAGTCAAAAACTCTCCCGGCAGTATGGGAGAGTCTTTCAATTTGAAGCTTTGGGAACACTACAGAGATAGCTTGTATTCTTGGCTTAAAAGAGAGGGAACTACAACCGCTTTAGCTGAATACATACTAAAGGAAATTTAATGCTTGGAATAAAAAAAGCTTATTGTCTTTGTTTAGATAAAAGAGAAGAACACTGGCTTGATCTAAAGCGACAATGTGAATCTAAGGGTTTAGAATTCAATCGGTTTCTTGTAGGAAAAGGCGAGGTTTTTAACCCAGAGGATTACGATAGACTGGACACAGCAATGCCAGAAGGTTTGCAATGGGGATATGGTGGTCACGAAAAAGACACTCCTGAAGAAGTTAGTAGAAAAAAAGCCCACCATTACAACGCTTTTGTTTCTCATCAAGCAATGGCAAAAAAAGCCCTAGAAGATGGCGACGAAAAGGTTTTGTTTCTAGAAGACGATGCTTATTTTACCGAAAGGTTTGACGAGGTAATTGAGAAATCTAAAGAGAAAATAGAAAACCTAGATTATGACATATTGTATTTAGGTTGGTGGATTGGGGATGAAGGAGATGATTTTAACAACACGGTAGAAAACACTTGGAAAGAAGAGAAACTACCAGCAGTTGGAAAAGCATTCAGAATTGCGGGACTGCACGGCATTATATTCTCAAGAAAGATGTTGGATATAATTACACGACTTACCCCTATTAATCCTGTAGACTCTCAACTAGCTAAATTTTTTCATGACAAAATAAACTCTTATTTTATAGCTCCAAAAATCATACACGACAAAGGTATTTTTAGTGAGTGCGAACAAAGTGTAACTACGAGGCATAAGCTGTGATTAAGTTAATCGTTTTTGATCTTGATGGAGTTTTAGTAGAAGCCAGAGATATACATTATCTAGCCCTTAATGATGCTCTAGCTAATATGGACGAAAGCTATGTAATAAGTAGAGAAGAGCATTTGTCCAGTTACGATGGTTTACCAACCTCTAAGAAGCTAATGAAGCTTTCTAAGGAAAAAGGTCTCCCAGTTTCATTTCATAAACATGTCTGGAAAGAAAAACAAAAAGCTACAGAGAGAGTAATCTCAAGCAAAATTAAACCGCAAGATCATGTGGGTATTGCAATGACCCTAAGAAGATTAAAATCGGAAGGTTACAAAATATACTGTGCTTCAAACTCTATAAGATCTAGTGTTAAGCTGATGCTTCTTAAAGCTGGTTATTTAGAATACATTGACGAATACCTATCTAATGAAGACGTAAAGCACCCAAAGCCACACTCTGAAATTTATCTAAAGTGCATGATTCATGCTGGAGTTAATCCTCAAGAATGTTTGATAGTAGAAGATTCGCATATAGGAAGAGAAGCTGCTGCAAAATCCGGTGCTTTTGTAATGGGTGTTAGAAATTTAAAAGATGTAATCCCTATAAAAGTACTGGACGCAATTGATGAAGCAAACAAAAAGCAAAAACCGATTGCACCTAAATGGCAGGGCGGTAAAATGAAAGTTTTGATACCAATGGCTGGAGCTGGGTCTAGGTTTGAAAAAGCTGGATACACATTTCCAAAACCCCTAATTGAGGTTAATGGAAAGCCAATGATTCAAGTTGTTGTTGAAAACCTAAATATAGAAGCAGAACACATATTCATAGTCCAAAAAGAACATTATGAAAAATACAATTTACGATATTTACTAAACCTCATATCTCCAGACTGTAAAATAGTTCAAGTAGATGGAATGACAGAAGGTGCTGCCTGCACGACCCTTCTTGCCGAGCAGTATATTAATAATGATGAGCCTTTGTTGGTTGCCAATTCTGATCAATTTGTGGACTGGAATAGTAATGAATTTTTATATTCCATGCAGGCAGACGAAGTAGACGCTGGAATACTTACGTTTGAATCTATTCATCCTAAATGGAGCTTTGCCAAACTTGGTGAGGATGGGTTTGTATCTGAAGTAGCAGAAAAGAAACCAATTAGCAATAAAGCTACTGTTGGTATTTACTACTGGTCTAAAGGCAGTGACTATGTAAGATACGCTAACCAAATGATATATAAAAACAAGAGAGTCAATAATGAATTTTACGTATGTCCAATTTTTAATGAAGCTATAGAAGATGGTAAAAAAATCAAAACATTTGATATAGACAAAATGTGGGGACTTGGCACACCAGAAGACTTGGAGGTATTTTTAAATGGCACTTAAAATTTTCATTGGCTGGGATTCTAGAGAGGTAAATGCCTACAAAGTTTGCGTAGAATCTTTACTAAAGCACTCTTCAGAAGAGCTTGATATTACGCCTATCGTAAGAGAAAACCTCATGGATACGGGTGAGTATTTTAGAGAGCAGCCAGAGGCAGGTTCTGTAGAATTTACCTATACTCGATTTTTAACGCCTTACTTGGCTGAATACAAAGATTGGGCATTATTTATAGATTGTGATTTTTTGTTTACGCAAGATGTAGCTAAATTGTTCAGTTTTGCAAACGATAAATACGCATTAATGTGTGCTAAACATGATTATGTTCCTAAAAACTCAGTCAAAATGGACGGGCAAAAGCAAGTTGCTTACCCTAGAAAAAATTGGTCTAGCTGCATTTTGTGGAATTGTGGACATCCAATGAATAGTCTTTTAACCCCAAAAACCACAAGTGAATGGACAGGTGCTTATCTTCATCGCTTTATGTTTCTAAAAGATAATATGATTGGTGAAATTCCAATAGAGTGGAACTGGCTAGAAGGTGAGTATAATAAAGAAGAATTTGAAGACACATACAAAAGACCACCTTCTGCTATCCACTTTACAAATGGAGGGCCGTGGTTTGATAATTGGCAAGATGTAGACTATGCAGATTTGTGGAGAAGCTATTCATCATGATACTATACGTTACCTCGTTTAATGAAAATCTTTTTAACGCTACCGGCAAAAAAATGCTAGAGTCTTTTGTTTATGTAAAAACAGAAGGTCACATGCTTGCAACTTACGAAGGTAACGTTGATTTACCAAAACACAGAAAAATTATCCCATGCTCATTAGATGACAACTCGTTTTTGCATGACTGGCTGGAAGACAACGCCGATGTAATACCAAAAGAACTTGGTGGTGAGTTTTCTGGAGAAATGGATAAATACAATTTTAGAGCAAGTCAATGGTTTAGAAAAATAGTAGCGCTCAAGGAAGCGTTAAAATATAAGGATGATTACGAAGCGGTTGTATTTGTAGACTCCGATGTTAGATTCAAACGCAAGCTTACAGAAGAGTTTATGCTATCTATGTTTGGTGATACCGCAATGTTTTATCACCTTGGGCCTTTTAGAGAAGAAGCAGACGCAGGAATAGAGTCTGGGTTTATAGGATTTCACATGAAGAATGGCGGTGTTGATTTTCTAGAAACTGTATTTTCTAAGTTTAAAGACAAGAGCTATAGAGAATATAGACGTTGGGATGATAGTTATGTGTTCCACAATACCGTCAAAGAAAGATCAGATCTAAAATATACGGACGTAGTTCCTGTTTTTAGTAGAGAAGAAATGATGAAGCCCGGAGCTGGTGGTTGTGGTCATGTAATTCACCGTGGGCCTTTTGCTCCATATCTAAAACATCTCAAGGGTGTTCACTGGCAAAAACATGGGGTCGAATTTAAAGATGAAGCCTAGAGTAACCTTTTTAGTTGCAGATACTAAACTTAAATCTCATAAAGCCGCCCACATTTTTAAAAAAGGCTATGGGCGCTGCAACATAATGCTTTCTGACGAATGGGTAAAATATTCAAAACAAGGAATATATCCAAAAGACTTAGCTACTTATGGAATACTAATTGGTCAATATAACGACAAAGGAGAGTTTATAAAAAGAGCCAGAAAGAAATCCAAAAACTTTTGGCATATTGATCATGGATATTTCCTTAGATCCTCATCGACAACTTCTTTTGATGGTTATTTTAGAATAGTCAGAAATAATTTGTGGAACGATGTATCCGAAAAAGACCATTCTTGGGATAGGTTCAATTCCTTCAATATAAAAATGAAAGACTTAAGAAAAAATGGAAATCACATAGTAATAATAAAACCGTCTGTTTATATGACAAAATACTTTCCTATTCTAGATGACTGGCTTGGCACAACAATCAACAATCTTAAACAGCACACAGATAGGAAAATAGTAGTGTCAACAAAGAATGACAATCCTTTATCTGAGTGCCTGAAAGATGCTTGGTGTGTCGTAACGGATCATTCAAACGCAGGTATTGAATCTATGATTAATGGAATACCTGCAATATTCACAAATGAAACTAGAAAAAATGGAGAGCTGTCTCAGGTAGAAGACCCACCTTTTGACAGAAGTTTTTTTAAAGATTTAGCTCATTGTCAATGGAACACAGAAGAAATTATGGGAGGTGACCCTTGGGAAGATACAACAAGTTACTAGAAGAAGTAGCAAAGCGACAACCAAAAACAATAGTAGAAGTAGGCACTCATATGGGAATGAGTGCTGTTCGCATGATTGAGGAAGCTCAAAAATTCAATGATGATGTCTTCTATTATGGATTTGATCTTTTTGAATACATGACTGAAGAATATAAAAAATACGAATTTCATGGCAAAAGCAATTGTAATTTCGCAGAACCCACCAAGAAACTTAAAAAGACAGGATGTGAATATAAATTAAAGGGTGGTAATACGAGGAAAACCCTTAAGAAGTTCGATCCAGACAGACAAATCGACTTTGTTTTTATTGATGGTGGCCATTCGGTAGAAACCATACAAAGCGACTGGGATAATATTAAGAGACTGATGGACGACGAAACTGTAGTTATATTTGATGACTACTATGAAAACAGAGATGATGTGGGTTGTAAAAAAGTCATAGAAGAAATGTCTGAAGATTACAACGTGACCTTATTAGATCCAGTAGATTATATCGAGAAGAATGATCTATACATAAGGTTTGTAAAGGTAACCAAATGAAAAAGGGAGTCATGTGGATTGGTAGAAAGGGAAGGTCTGTAGAGTCAATAGGCTTTGCTGACAAGCAGTTCATTCAGTGGATATACAAAGAAACTCCCTTTAACGTTCTTGCAGACACAGTTTATGACAGCACTCAATTTAGCATAAAACAAAATCGTTTGTACTTCAGGGATTCTTTGTTAAGAATGTCTGATTACGACACAGCCATATTTTCCTTTAATGCAGAATGGATAACTAAAGAAAACTATAAAAAAATAGAAGAGGTTTATTACTGGATAAAAGAAAATACCGAATGTGAAATAATCAATAAGCTACCAGACTTTAAAAGAGATGCACAGAAAGAAAAATACTTTAGCCAACTTAAAATAAACAATATACAAGTTCCAAACTACAGCATAATAAACAAAAAAGAAGACCTGCTAGGGGTAAAGTTTCCCTATATAATAAAGTTCAATAATATTCACCAATGGAAAAAGGTTCACAATATTGAAGAGGCTGAAAAATATTATAAGTTATTATCTGAATCCTTAAGGAAAGATCAGTTACAGGAAGGATTAAAATATTATGAGAAATTTTCAGACATAAAATTTTCTTCCTTGCGGTATGACACAAAGATAATTGCTGTGGAATTTATTGATAATTTTAATGGCAAGTATTGCTCTGCTTCATCCGTGTCTTTTATTAAAGGGGAAATGTTTTATCAGTACAGTCTTTGCTGCCCTGAAAGAGGAGTGGACGCTATTCATATAGCAGACGTAACTAACTTTGATTTTTTTAGAGCTGGCCAGTTAGAGCTAGAGGAAGTTATCAATTCCAATAAAGAGGCTTTCAAAAGAGTTGCGAGATTGTCTTTAGACACCGCAAAAATAGACTTCTTGATTGTTGATGGAAAACCTGTGTTCTTAGAACAAGGGTTAAAATTTGGAACATCGTTTAATGCAATCAGGTCTCTAGAGTCACATTACCCTAAGATGAAAGAAAAACGTTCGCATCAAAATATGTTAAATATGATATCAAGGAGATCTCATGGGTCATAAAACACTAACTGGCGCTATTCAAGGAAAGTTTTGGGGAACAACAAGATGCTTCTTTGAAAATTGCTCATCTGAAGTTCATTACATAGAAGCAAATAAAGGCGGTTTCTGCTCTAGGCATCATCATGCAAATAAATGGAACAGATTTATTGTGCTAGAAGGAGCTTTGAAGGTTATAATATATAAGCAGGATAGTGAAGATGAGACAATATTAACTGATGGTATGTTTTCAGATGTTCCTCCCGGTGTAGATCATCGCTTTGAAGCCTTGGAAAACACTAAGGCTTTGGAAGTTTATTGGGTTGATGGACTTGATCCTTCTGACATAGTGAGAAAAGACTCCGGTGGACTTAAAGCTGAAAATAAATAAACCAATTTTAGTCGTTGGTTCTGGATTTTCAGGAAAGGTAAACACAGAAGATTTTTTTGTTTTGTGTAGCGGAAAATCCCTATACTCTTTGGATTATGCAGATGTTGTTATCTCATTGGATTTAATTAGGATCATTCATAATATATCTAACTTTAGAAAGAGATGGGGAATTCACCTAGTACCACACAGAATAACAAACGAACAATGGTTTGGTAGATCAAGTGGAATAATGCAAAGAGAGTCTGGAGAAGTTGTTTATTTGAAAAGTCCAGTTCACTCCCTGATGTTTTGGAGACCGGATGAGTTTGTCTACCTTAATGAAACAAAGGGGCGATTTGATAAACTGAATATCTGTTGTGATTCACTTTCATATGAAGATGCAAATAAAATAATAAACTTCCCAAGGTTTAAAGTTAAAAAATTTTTACGAGAAGATACGGTTAGCTACAGTGATTTTGGAAATAAGGATGGTGTCTTAAGAAATAACTCTAGTAGTATACATTTAATATTAAATTTACTATGGTTAAATAAAGTTAATAAGATATATACTTTGGGGGTAACAGAAGATCACTATAGCTGGAATGTAACAAAGCGTCTTATGGATATGTACAACATTAGTTATGAGAGGTTATAAAATGTTATTTATCTCACACCGAGGAAACACGAATGGCCCAAAGTCATCGTTGGAGAATACCGAGGGATACATTAAAGCGGCTCTGAATAAGCGTTACTTTGTTGAAGTAGATGTCTGGAAAATTAAAGACAATTGGTTCTTAGGACATGACGGGCCACAATATGCAACGACCGAAGAATTCATTTCTCAGCCATTTTTGCTTCTTCATGCAAAGAACCTAGAAGCTTTTAAGTCAATGCTTAGCTTAGAATTACATTGCTTTTGGCATCAAGAGGACTTTTACACACTAACAAGTCGTGGGATTATTATAAGTTATCCGGGTTATGCTTCAGGCGAAGATACAATTTGTATGCAACCTGAGTTACTATCTATGGACACGGTCTCTAATGCGTATGCAATATGCTCTGACTATGTTGATTTATTTAAAAATATAAAAAAAGAAGAAAGATCAATTGGCTTTAATGAAACACGATGATGTAACTCTTGTTTTGCAAGGGCCAATAGAAAAAGGAAAGCTAGGAACCTACCTAGTTGCTGGAATGAAGAATTTAAAATATTATTCTGAAACAGCCAAAACCATTATATCCACTTGGAAAGGAGCTGAACTAAAACCATCAAAAAGATTTCTAGCTAAATACAATATTGATATTATAGAAGCAAGCGAAGATCTTTATAAAAACATGTATCGTGATGCCAACATGAACTTTCAAGTAGCATCCACTCTAAATGGGCTAAAAAAAGTAAAAACTAAATATGTGATCAAGCTTAGATGCGATGAATCTTTCAGTGACTTATCGAAATTTATACAAAAAATAAAAGACAATCCAGAAAAAATAGTTACAACAAACATATTCTTTAGCAAGAACAGTTATGATCCGTTTCATCCATCGGATCATGTTATTGGCGGCACAACAGAAAATATGAAAAGCATGTTTGGTTATGCTTTTAAGGTTTGTCAAAAGGAAAACACAAACAAACGACTAAACGCAGATTATTTTGGAGTTCCAAATTTAATTAATCGTGATGGAGACAATGGGCTTTCTCCAGAAACATTTTTATGTTTTTGTTATTTGATATCTAAAGGTATTGCACTTGATCTCAATAAGAGTGTAGAAATAATGAAAGAAAACTATGAGATTGTACCCCTAGAAGACATGGGAAAATTTCATTGCAAATATGACATATCAGTAATCGACAATACAAATTATGACTTTTATCTAAACAACCTGCCACAAAATTTCTTACGATCTATGAATGATCTATAATTTATAAGGACACAAGAATGACAAAAATCTTAGTGACGGGAGGTGGCGGTTATGTTGGTAACGTTCTATGCCGACACCTTCTCGATAAAGGCTACAGAGTAAAGTGCGTTGACAACTTTCATAAGGGTCAATGCGATGCCATAATCCCATTAGCTACAAATCCTAACTTTGAATTTGAGTATGGGGATGTTACCGTTCTAGAACAAATGAAGGAGGCTGTTCTTGGGTGTGACGCTATTATTCATCTCGCTGCTATTGTTGGCTTTCCGGCTTGCAAATCCCAACCTGCGCTGGCTACGGCAGTAAATGTAGAAGGTACTAGAAACATGCTCTTCGCAAGAGCAGCTTATAACCCAGATATGCCTTTCGTTTACGCCTCCACAGGCAGCGTCTATGGCAAAGTAGAGGGTATTTGCACAGAAGAGTCCCCACTGAACGCCGTGTCTCTGTACGGGCTAAATAAGCGCGTTGCAGAGGAGATGGTAGCCAGTCAAAACAACACTGTTTCTTTTAGGTTCGCTACTGGATTTGGTGTTAGCCCATGTATGCGGGTGAACTTGCTCGTAAACGACTTTGTTTATCAGTCCTTGACGAATGGTATTCTTACTATTTTTCAAGCAGATTTTCGTAGAACATTTATCCATGTTAGAGATATGGCAAAAGCCTTTACTACGGGTGTTGAAAACATGGGAAATTGGAAACATAAGGTTTATAATTGTGGTGCTAATCACCTTAATTGGACAAAAAGAGAGCTTGCAGAATATGTAAAAAAGAAAACAAACTGCTTCGTTCATTATGAAGAAATTGGAACAGACGCTGACCAAAGAGACTATGAAGTTAGCTATAATAAATTAGAGGATGAGGGCTTTGTATGTGATGTAGATATGAAGACAGGAATCAAAGAACTAATCAAGGTAGCACCAATCTTACAAATAAGGCATCAGTATTCATGATAGACATAAATGGTTCTAGAGTTTTAATTACTGGCGGTGAAGGTTTTCTTGGTTCAGCTATTGCCGCCAAAGTGAAAGAAAAGGGTGGCGAGCCAATAATCCTTAGACATAAAGAAGTTAATCTTCATGATCTAAATGCAACTATTCAGTTCTTAACAACAGTAAAGCCTGATCTTTGTATTCATGCTGCTGGATACAATGGTGGTATAGAGTTTAATAGAATGTATCCTGCCGACATCTTTTATTCAAATACTGTGATGGGATTGAACATTCATCATGCTTGTGAATATATTGGTGTAAAAAAAGTTCTATCAATTATGACATCATGTGCATATCCAGATACAGGAATGGATATATTAAGCGAGGAGACGTTTTGGGATGGACTTCCCAACAAAACAATTAGAGCGCACGGTATAGCAAAAAGAACCTTGCAGATTGCAGCAGAAGCTTATAACGATCAATATGAACTTAATGCAGCTACAGTTTGTGTTACAAATCTATACGGCCCAAATGACACATTTAACTTGGTTAGAACTAAGGTTGTTGGAGCTTTAATAAGAAAATTTGTAGAAGCTGTAATTGAGGAAGAAGATACGGTAGAGTGTTGGGGAACAGGCGCTCCGATGAGAGAATTTATGTATGTTTATGATGCAGCAGAAGCTATTATACAAGCTCTGGAAAAATACGATGATCCTTCTATACCCCTCAATATAGGAACGGGCAAAGACATCAGTATAAAAACTCTGGTAGAATATATATCTAAAGCCGTATCATACAAAGGCGAGGTTTTTTGGAATACGGAAAAACCTGATGGTCAAATGAAAAAACTACTTGATACAACTAGAATGAAAGACTATGTAGAAATAGAATCCGTAGAAGTTGAAGAAGGCATAAAGCAAACTGTAGAATGGTACATAAACAATAAAGCAGAAGCAGATGCAAAAAAATAAACAACTTGGTTTTATGATAGAAGAGTCTAGCTCTAGCCAGCTATCATTTAATCTTATAAGAAACATAAATGAGTATGTGACTGAGAATCAAGATGACTTTGTTGTGTTTTTTGAAAACTCTACAGCAAATGTCATAAATCCAGAATTCTCATTTATGTCTTTAAGTGAAATATGGAATTTTCAAGGGCATCTGTTTGCCACCACTATTTCTACAGCGATGTCATTGAAAAAATGCTTTGCCACGGAACAAAAATACTTTTACGTTTGGGACTTAGAATGGACTAGAAGACATGGAAGAAATTTTGAATCTACAATTCAAGCTTTCACAGACCCTACAATAAAATTAATAGCAAGAAGTAAGGAACATGCAGTTGCTATTAAGAACTATTGCAACAGAGATGTTGACGGAATAGTTAGTGACTTTAACATAGAAAAATTAATGAGGATAACAAATGAGTAGTGCATTTATAAACAAGTATAAAGAGTATATTATTGAACAATATACGGTACAAAATAAGAGTACGTATGAGATTGCACAAGATCTAAAAACGTACCCAAATAAAATCCGAAGAGCTTTGAACACTCTTGGCGTTACATTGAGAGACAAGAGTAAAGCTCAAACAGTAGCTATTAAAAGCGGAAGACACGAACATCCAACCAAGGGTAAGAAAAGAACCGAGGCTGAAAAAGTTGCAATCAGCAATGGCATGGCTAGTTATTGGGATGAAATGGAAGACAAGGAACGAGAAAGACGTTCTCAGTTATCCAAAAAACAATGGCGAGAAATGTCTGATGAAGATAAAGCTAATCTTCGGAAATTAGCCGCCGAAGCAGTCCGAAAAGCCAGTAAAGAAGGGTCAAAGATTGAAAAATTTATTCACGAAGGCTTGACAAAAGCCGGTTACGAAGTTATCTTTCATAAACGTGGGTTAGTAGCGAATGATAAACTAGAGGTTGATCTATTCGTTCCAGCTCTCAAAACGGCTATTGAAATTGATGGGCCTGCTCATTTTTTACCAATCTGGGGAGAAGAAAGCCTTCAAAGAAATATCCGATCAGACGCTCAAAAAGCTGGCTTGCTTATCAATAGAGGGTTTGTGATTCTTCGAGTCAAGAATATAATCAGAAACCTATCCCAGAAAAATATGAGAGATACCTTGAACGGTATCATCGTAGAGCTAGAAAAAATAAAAGAGAACTTTCCACCTACAACAAAAAGACTAATTGAAATTGAATCATAATGCATAACAATAAAACAATTAAAGAACTTAAAGAAATATTGGAAGAACATAATTGTGCTGTTCCTAATGGAGCAAAGAAAAAAGACCTAGTTGAACTCGTGGAGGCTATCATGGCTAAAGATGAAGATTTTGTAACAATGCAGATTCCAAACCCAGAAGAAATCTTTGATGTTTTTGATGAAAAACTAGAAGACGAAACACCAAAGGAAGCTGTTGTAGAAGAGGGGTCTAATAACGAAGAAAACAGACCATCTATGTTTAGTGATGAATGGAATGATTTCGTTATGGCTCATTTCCATTCCAATGAGCTAATAGATGGAAACCCAATATGTGCTGGTTTAAGAAGAGTAGCAGAATTTCTATTGGGGGATATTGTTGAATCTGGCCCAGAACAAATTTTCCCTGCTTCAGATAGTAATGGCCCCGGAAGAGCTACTGTGGTATTTAAAGTAGTTTTTAATTGGATGAATGAGGGTACAACTAGAATCTTTAGGGAAGTAGCAGATGTGTGGCATGGTAATACTGATGATTTGTTTTGCGCTCATCCTGTCGCTACGGCTAGCACAAGGGCTGAAGGGAGAGCCTTGAGAAAAGCTTTGAAGCTAAGATGTCTTGCCGCTGAAGAACTGGCAAAGAAAGATATTGTCAATATTGTTCAAGAGTCTGTTAAGAAAGCTCCAACTTCTGGAGACTATGAGTCAGACAAAAGAATCAGTGGGCAACAAGTCCAGTTTATTGATAATAGATGTAATCAATTAGATATTGATGTCTTGGGTTTTATTAATATAGGTGAGAATACCTATGGTAGTATAAACGATGTCACCAAAGACAGTGCAAAGAAAATGATTAAAGTACTGAACACCTATCAAAATGGAGGCCCAATTCCTGACAAGATTAAGGGCTACAACGTTAACTGGAGATAATATGAAAGTAAGATATACAAAAGGCCCGATTAGTGTTGAGATCGAGGGCGATACACAGGTTGAAGTATTTCAACAGCTTGCAAACTTCCAAGAAATTTTCGCAGAGAGCATGTGCGGAAAATGTGGTAGTGAGGATATACGTTTTCAAGTAAGAAACGTAGATGATAATCTTTACTACGAAGCTAGGTGTATAAGCTGTGGTGCTAAGCTGGCCTTTGGCGTAATGAAAAAGGGTGGAAGACTATTTCCTAAACGCAAAGATAAAGAAGGTAAATGGCTCAACAATGGTGGTTGGGTAAAATGGAATCCAGACACCCAAAAAGAAGAATGATAGATAAACCAAATCAATTCCCGCCAGCGGGAAAGCCAGATCGTCATTTTAGAGACGCTCTTTACGCCTCCTTACTTCATGTTAAACCAAAGTATTGTCTAGAAATAGGCACGCATATTGGTCAATCTACCGCTGTCTTTCAAAAGTACTTCAATGAACATCAGCCTGATGGACTTGTCGTTACTGTTGACATTACTAAGCTGGTAAACATTGATTCGGAAAACGTTAAACAGGTAATTGTTCATCCTCACGTATCTAACTCCGAGGATTACCACAGGGTGGACAATAACCTCTTAACACACAATACAGATTCGGTAGAGAAGAACACCGCACTGATAAAAGAAGCCATTAGGAATTACTCTACTAACTTTTTTGACTTTTGTTTCCTAGATGGAGACCATCAAAAACAATCTGTAATAAATGACTTCAAAATATCCCGTAATGTATTAGGGGGAAGTCAATACATTCTTCTTGACGATACCGAAGAAGAACACCACGACTCAAAGAGAGTCTATCAGGAAATAGTCAGCTCCGAATCCCATAACGTCTATGACTTCTCAAAGGAATGGGGTTGTTACTGTGGCTGCGCCCTACTCTGGGATAAATAAAAAAGCCCCGCTAAAACATCACTAGCGGGGCGCGTAGAGCGATAAGGGGATTACAGATATTCAAGCTCTACATATAGACCGTATTGAGTTTTGCTTCCAATACTATCTGGGGATGCTGTTATTCCAACGTACCAGTCATGTTGATGGTATTGCCCTGTGTTAGCCGACCCATTACCAGCATAGAAACCGCTTGGCCCCGGAGATTTAGCTAAGGGAACATAAATACCACTACCACCTACGGTATTAGTTCCATCTGGAAGTCTACCGCTTGGGTTTTTAGAACCAATGAAAGTTCCTTGTGCATCTGAGCCTGTGTGAGAAGCGCTTCCCCACCATGTATTGTCACCAGAGCCTTCTACTATGTAAGAAGAGGATGTGTGCAATAATTCAGCAACCCTAGTGATAACACCACTAGCTGGATGATCTTTGTTTGTTCTATCAAATATTCTTAACTTAGCGTTTTGCGTTCTAACAGCGCTATCATTACTAAATCTAATATTTAGACTGGCCTTTTCGTTAGGAATCCACAATAGACCAGTGGCTGGTACAACTCCCACAGCAAACGAGGTTGTATCAGTAGAATACTTCATGTTATTACCAGCACCACCATTGGTAGTACCATTACCATCGGTAATAAACGTTGTATCTTGAAAGTTATTTAATTGTACAGATTGGCCGAAAGAACCACCAAAAAACCCCAAGCCAGAGCCTGATAGGTTATTGATAGCTGTACTTCCAGCATAAAAACTTATGGATGCCATTATTCTTAATCTCCTTAGAGCTTAAATTCTATATTATTATACACCATTACTCAAAAAAGCCTTTTGTTTTCCCTTTAGGCTCTTGGCCTTTTTTATAGGGAAATAGTTTATTCAGCTTGTTTTGCCTTTCCTTGCATCCACAATCCTTTTTTATAGCTCCAAATACTGTCTTTGTGACCTTTTTTATACCCGTAGCTTTGGTTATCTTTGCTATTGTATCCCCTAAACCTCTCGATTCTGATGGTATTTCAGGATCGCCCATAAAAAATCCTGAGCTATAATTATCAGGTTCTGTTTGAACAATCGTTTTGTTTGCAAAGAACGGATCTTCAGGCTTTTCAAGATATTGCATTTGACTTATAGGATCTTGCATTGGGCCTTCTCCGTTCTCCCACATGTTATAGTAATCCATTCGGGTTTTACATAAATGATGAAGAGACCTACTTTTTATACATTTATGCCTATCGCACATTATCGCGTTTGACCCATCAGCAAATGGACATTCGCAAGGAGTCTCTGCTGGTCGTGCAGGAGCTTCATAATCCTCTTCTTTTACGTCCGATGAAAACACCCTGTGTTGTCTTCTCTTAGGGTATCTTTGCGCCAACGGATTAACGTCTTCTTCTTCTTCTTTAAAAAAACCTGTCATACTTTCCTCACTATTCATGGATGTTTACATGAATTACTGATTCGCCATGTATTCCTAGAGCTTCTGGTAATGGTACTAAATGCGGCCCCATATAATGATCATAGCATTGTTCACCACATTCATGAAACATTAATGGCCCTTTTTCATTACAGCATATCTGCTGAAAGCTTAAATAAAAGTCCATATTAACTGGATGGTCGCCATTGGCTTGTCTGCAATTATTTAACGGCGCTCGTTTTCCAACTACAATGTTGAATCCTCCACCATGCCTACTCCATACTGCCCTCCAATGAGGATCTGCATATTCATGATGATCTTTATTTTCTGGTAAGTAATTACCGTCTGTTTTTACTTGTGGGGCATATATAACACCCTTGAAGTTTTTAGGAGCTGCTCCTATCCCAACATCGCTTCCCATAGCTATAGCTGCGGGAGAAGACAATTCTGCAAGTAGGTTCATTTTTGTAACTGGATTAACTTTATCTTCATCTTTTCCGTAAGATACAACCTTGCCTTTCGGGGCAACTATTCCCATTGCAATATCAGTACATTCTTTTGGAGTTTTTGGTTCGCCGGTATAGAATTCGTTTTGTATGTCCGCACACACAAAATCATTAACTACCGCATAGTCTAATGATTCATCCTGCAATGGTTTTGCAAGACAGCCTTCTGCGTCAGTTGTTACCACTGGGCCAATAAAGACACCACTACAATCTTTCTTTCTCGTATCATTCAATATCGGTCGGTTGTTACCATCTAACGTGATACACTCTCCAAATACGTCCGAACTCACATCCATACAGTTCTTAAATTCTTCAACCACTTCACAGTTGTCAGACTTATTGCAAAGCTCAAATACAGCTGCCGAAGTTGAAGTGCCTGATTCTTCTCCAGAGAAAACTTCAGGAAAGTGTAAGTCCAATCTTCTTAGGCTGACACATTTAGCATCACTGCTGGTTACTGACCACGCAGCATCTCTAATTGACTCACAAGTAGCTTTAGCCTTATCTTCGTCTTCCATTCCATTTATTAAGGTAAAGTCTTGTGGGTGTTGTGACAGATCATATATCCAGTCTGGTTTGTCTTGACTTCCCACTGGACTCATGCGCTTGTCATCTGAATTGTATCTTAACTGAGAAGCGTTATGTGTCATTATTTGCAATTCATTATGTAGGGCAAACTCGTGTCGGTAGTCTTCTATATGTCCCCACCAAGTCCAACCGTTTTCTTCACAGTCTTCTTTAGAATCGTATTTTGAGTTTTGACATCCTCTCATTCTTACGACATAGCCTCCATCAGCAGGGCCAAGAGGACATCTCATTTGTCTTTTTTCTTTTCCGTCTTCATCTTTGCTAACGGTTTCTACGCATTCAAAACATTGTCCCTGTGGGTAATTTTCGCTTGGTGGCTCGCAAGGGTCTTTTAGATAAAAACCATTTAGTCTACACCCAACTGGACACCCTTCTGAAAAGCCATTTTTCTTTAAATGCAAGGGCTTTGGTTTTGAGTTAGTAGGATCTTTATATGACCCATCTTTA